GACCCAATGCCTCAATGGTATGCTGCAACAAAGACTAGAGCTAACTCTCAGGAATTTGTTCACACCATGAAAACATTAGAGATGATGGGTGTCAAGGCTTCTAGTTGGGATAATGTTGCTTTAGCATTCGCTGAACACGATACATTCCAGCAGGTTAGACGGAAGATTAACTCAGAGGCAGTACAGGCTGAGCTTAAAACTGCATCTGACATTGTGAACTCCAAGCTAACCTCTAAAGAGGAATATGTTAAGTCATTAGGTGTCGCAGACCAAGGTGAAAAACGCACATGGATGGAATGGATGCGTGATGAACAAGGCGTACACCCACTTGATGCTGAAGCTAATCGCATCATTGAAGAACAAATTTTAGTGGCATCAGAACTTGAGAGAGCTGTTACACGAGGACAAGTTACACATGAGCTAATTAAGCCAATGACAAAAGAAGAAGCTATGCAGTATGTAGCAGAGCTGACCACTAGCCGTATTAAAGACCATAAACTTAATGCTCAAAACGTAACAGACTTAATCGAAGAAGCGCGGTTCGACGCGGTAAGCAAGGTTACAAGAGACATCAATGATGTTATGCGTAACTATATCAAAGACAGTCTGAAAGCCCTAGGAAGGGAAGTAGATGTTGACGATAGCGGGAATCTAGTAATGCCAGAGAGCATGTACCGCATGCTGACTGATATGATTGCCCGTAGAGAAACACACAGAGAGGCCACGGTCTTACGTGAAGCTATGAAGATTGCTGAGAAGAGTGGTCTTCTAAAGCGAGGTACTGGTAGAGCGTATGACTCACAGACTGAGGGTCAGATACTTACAGACCCAGAGTTCAACAAAGCCTTTAAGAACGTATTCAATCAGCATACCGAAGCATTGCATCAGCGTGTATTCGGTACTAAAGATAGTAGCTGGCGTGATAACATTGTAGGCTACCGTGAAAAAGATACTGAGTTCTATGATTTTAATATCCTGAAATCTACACCAATTTGGCATGCCATTCAGACACATAAGCTCCATGTGAGAAATCGCAATGCTTATAGAATGATGAGTGGCAAGGGTGAGGGTAACGAAGCTGAACTACTGGGACAGTTGCGGAAGCTATACAATAACTCTTCCAAGCTAAAGATTGCTGCTGATGAGGTAGTTGACCAAGACACAATGGACTTTATAGCCCGCATGAATAAAGCCTATCAGCTTTTCCATGTCAAAGGAGATAGAGGAGCAGTTGCTCTTGATAAAGGTGGTATTGAGCACGTAGAGAGCATTAAAAAATCCCTAGAGGGAGAGTTTGGTGACATCTTTAGTAGCGAACGATACTTCCAAGAGTTTATGGCATCAGGTTTAGACCAGTATGCGAGAGAGACTCTTGCTAAAGCAACACCGGGTTTGCGTAATATCTTTGCTACTATCCTCAATTCTGAGAACATGATAGAGATGCGAGGCTTAGTCACTCACTCTAATGGCAAAATCTTAATGTTAGATTCTAGTGCCATAGAGCAGTTAGTGAGTCGTGATGGCCCACTTGATGCTAAGACAAGAAAAGAAATAGACTCTTATAGAGACAACATTGAAATACCATTGAGAGAAGGTCAACGTAATGGAGCTCAAATGATTGAGTTTCGTGGAGAGATACCAAACTTCCTTGAACCAATGGAATTAATGAATACTATTATAGGTTTGAACCAATCAACTGATGCTAATAGGCTCCGGAGAATTGGGCAGGTAGCTGAAGCCATTAGTGGCTTGGGTACTGAAGTTGAAAGAATTACACTATCTTCAAAGCAATGGAAAGAAGATGCCTCGACTTCAACTATGCGTAATCATTTAGTAGAGTTAGCAGAGGTTACTGGACGTATCCAACACACTATTGAGTGGATGGTTGCGACTGGTGATGCTATTGGTTTGCGTACCCTTGAGACAAGGCTTGGACAGTTAGAGGCATTAAAGTCTAAATTGAGTCGCTATGAAGGTATAAAAGCAGAGCCTTTGAAGGAAGCTTTGATGGAAGCTGAACTCATAATGAATGGGTCACTTGAGAAATACATGGAAGAGACAAGGCTAGATGAATATTATGAAGTTCCTGAGTGGATAGATGACCACTACGGAGCTAATGGGCGACCAATACACACGCGTCCTTGGTCATCACATTCTAGTACCATCAGCGAGAGTGCTTTTATAGCAAAGTATTCTGATTACGGTGTGACTCCAGAAGGGTTTGCATCATTAACTGAAAAGGTTCAGTATGCAATCGGTAAAGGCAGGGTAGCTTATGATAGAGATAATGCTGCTAATCAGTTGTTCTTTAACGAAAAGACTAAAGAATATGTCGAAGCTGCTGATATTGTTGAATCTATTATTTTCCCATTTGTTGAGGATATGGCTGGGCGTATGGGTGGAAATAGTAGACCTGACTTTCATTCAGATGTTATGCAGATTATTATGAACCAAATCAATAGAAAACAAATGCTTACTTTGAGCTATAACGCTCCCGATAGGACTGGTCAAAACGGTACTTTTAATGCTGGGATGACAGTCACATCACGTTGGCATAGGGGTATCAATAGACTTCAACATCAATTAGGTCTAACTGACTTTGATGGGTCTATCATGATGCTAGGACAACAGGCTGTTATTGGTGAGAGACAGCTAAGAGGATTAGACAAAGGGCTACGAGATGCGATTGCTATCAATGCCGCGAAGGGTATGGGTATTGACATTCCATTAGATCAATTTATGGATGTGGAGAGTTCCCAAATACTTGAGAGACTCCAAAGTACCTTAGTTGGGGATGGTAAAGGCAATAAACCACAGTTTAGAGTATTAGAACTCGATGACAGAACGACTATTGTGATGTCGGCTCGTGGCCTACGTACTGCTGGTGAGGTCTGGAAGAACCCAGAATCACGTATACGGAAACAGCTTTCTGCGCTAGTAGATAGTCCAGAATTAGTTGACAGATATTTTGAGAATATTGGCTTTGATAAGAATGGCAAGAATGGTCTAGAGGTACTGGAAAAGCTAGTGTACCTAACTAGAGCTATTGATGCTGTACCACATGAAGTACAGGCAATGTTTATAGAGAGAACTGCGACACCAGAGAAGATAGCTAAGCTATTGAAATACGCTAAGTTAGATAATGCTCGTAATGGTCTTGCTCTTGATAAAACAACAGTCGAGGTCACTGAGAGATATTGGGACAAGTATGCTGGTGAAGATAAGGAAATGCTGAATATTTTAAAGCACTTCAAGTCACAGATGGTGAAGAATAAACATATGCGTACTATTGAAATCGAAGATGAAGATGGTCAAGGTGAAAAGTTCTTTAGCATATATCAACGTGGTAAAGCACAGCTCAAGCAACAGCTTATTGACAATGGGTATTCTATTGAAAATGCAGATGCTATGCTTGAAATACAAATGCAGAACTACCAAACAGCAGATGCTTCAGTAGTTAATGGTGAATGGTATCTTTCACTACCCCACATGGCAGCACTCTTGTTGACCAGAGGTGGCAGTAAGGATTGGTTTACCTTTAATGAAAAGGGTGAGGTTACAGGCTTTCAAGCTGTTATTAAACCAACAGTGATGAACTCTGAGTTTGGAGAAGATGGTTCGGTATCAGTACAGGTTGGTAAGACAGCCTTTAAGTTTAATCCAATGATGGATGCCATGATGAAGAATCCTGATGGAAAGACCTATAAGACTGATTCTATTACGTTTAGCTCTGCTATGAAGATCAACAAAACTAAGGCAGGAAAAGGCCAACAGTTCTTAGACAAGAGACTGAGGATTACACCAGCAGAGACAGACAACAGTTTTAAGAACCCCGGAGAGGGTTTGATGGACTTGGTTGACCCTATGGCACGTGCAGGTAAAGATTTAATCACCATGATTCCTAATGAGGCTATTCTTCTCAAGAGTATCTCAACAGACCATGATGGAACACTCACAGCAGCGTTCGGTAATCACTTATCTAATGAAGGGCAGAAAGCCTTGAATGATATGACGGGTAGCTTGGGAGCTGTATCTGATTTACTAAGGTCTTATAAGGACATGCACTCTAATCCGTTGAGCTTTAGGTCATCAATGGCTACCTTACGCAACTCAGCACTCAATAGAGGTGATTTATTCGCTAGGTCTATGGGTATTGAAGGCGTACTAGAGGCTGGTGGTGTTCCAGTATTTGAATATATGATTCCTCAAGCTGATAAAATGCTTGTATCTGAGTATCTAGGCAATAGAAACTTCACGACCAGTAGAACGCCTTATGGTGGCTACAATGTCATGACAGCAGCAACAGACCTGTCAATGCCCCTAAGAATTATCGAAGGTGGTTCAGGTCAAGGATACCAACGCATGTTTGGAGGCTCCGGAAAGGCATACAGAGAGCATCAAGAGACTTTTGTAGGTGGTATCAAGGGTATGGGTGACAAACAGGGTGTATCGCTCATCCTGACGCTTACACCAGAGAAGGCTGCCGAGATGAATGCTATACTTGGTGAATACGGAAGCAAGAAAGATATGAGCTTTGAACCATTAAAATCTGGTGACGACATTGTAGTAACTCATGATGGCTTTGTAATGGGGCCTCACTTGACTGCTATGAGACAAAAGGCTGGAGATAAAATCTTTGGTAGTGCAAAACGTCAGGCAGTTGGCAGAGAGCTAGATGCTCGCATTAATGGTGCTTTTAAGAAGGCTTATGCTGATGCCCTAGAGGGGTTTGAAGGTATGAATATAGCTGACCTAGTAGCTCACTTAGATGGTGAATATTGGGAAGGTACAGAACTACAAGGACAAGACTATAAATCTAACGGCGGTCGAATGGCAGCTAAAAAGACTGGATTCAAAGCAATCCACGTTGCTAATGTTGACCTGCGTACACCTATGGCTGGAATGTCAGACCGCGTTATCACTAAGGTAGAGAAACTATTAAGTGCTAAACGAGGCCCAGTTAGTGAAATGAACTACCTAGACGTTGTAGACCCACAGGATGCTGACTTTGACCTTGATAAGAGTGCGAGTTTCTTCGCTTTACCGGGTGCGGTTGTAAGGGACATCTACAATCTATCTGGGTATCAAGATGTTGCCACAGGTAAGTTATTTGATACTGCTATGAAGTCTGTCTTAGCTGACAACTCTAGTGATATGACTACCAAAAATGCCTACATAGCTCACCTTGAAGGTATGCGTGGTGGAATTGTGAGACAACACTCAGCAGCTACCATGATATACAATATGTTAGTATCTAGAGCTGGCTTAGATGGTATTGAGCCCGGCCTAGCACGTAGCTATGAAGTCAATGAAAAAGGTGGAGTAAGCCATGCTGTTGTCAATGACGGCATAGAAATGTTTAATGACCATGTGAACAGGTCTAAAGATAGGTTTAGGGTCACCTTTAAAGATGGTGGTGAGTATATCAATTCACTAGCCTACTTGAAGAACTTGATTAAAACGACTATTGATGTTTACAAGGCTACACCAGAAGTTCCAAGTGAATTTAGCGCAAGTAAGGCTATATGGTTTGGAGATAATGGCTTCCTAAAGATTGAAAGGCGTGACCAAGAACTCGGTTGGATTGATGCAAGGGAAGAATCTACTGGACGTACTTTACAGAAGGAAATGACAGAGCTAATGATACCATTAGGTCAGTTCTTCAACCTTCAGAACATGACAGAGACTATGGCAAATGGTACTCAACGCAAGATGGGCGTTACAGAACTAGTATCATCTTATAATGATGTGATACGTAAGGTTCAGAACCATGCTAACTTCACAGATAGGAATACTGGAGCCAAGCTTAATCACACAGCAGGAATAGCTGAGAATCTACTGGAGTGGCTAGGAGCTACATCAACAGGTAAACAGTCTACCAGTAATCACCCACTAGCTCAAGGAATGAAAGAGCTGGCTGGATATTTCAATAGAGAGATTAATGGAAAAAAACCTGCTACTGATGCTACTATTACGAACATGCTTAGTGGTGAGTTCAATTATGACAGGCAGACAATGACATCAGCATTGAACACATACATTCGTACTGAATCAGATTGGGCTCAAATGGGCTGGATAAGCTATGAAGCACAGAGAATCAATGACAGATTAGAAGAGATGCGTCACTTCAAGCAGACTAACACCTCTAAATATGATAGGTTACTGAAGGTCATGAAAGCTCATACAGAGGCTATTGGCATTATCAATGAAAAGTTGAATGGTCGTGTTGAGGCTAGAGGGACTATGATTACTAACCCAGAGTCAGAAAATCGTTTATTCCACAAGGTTGCTCATATTTACACTATCAAGAATAATGAAGTTGTCAACTTTAGGCGTGTAAGCAAGGGTAAAAGAGAATGGTTAAACAAGGGCGATGTTGTCATCTATAACCCAAGGGAGCTACAAGTTGAACATGATGTAGTACTGAAATCAAGAAGAGCATTTGCTAAAGCCTTTGCTCGTGATTTACCATCCCTAGAATATAGTGGAACTCGTGACAGGATTAATGATATTGCAGAACGTATGCCAGAGGAACTGTTTGAGGTTAGCCTACTTAATGATAGGTTTGCTCCAATGAGTTCTGATAAATGGGGAACTGTAAGTGAATTACAGCAACATGTACTTGCTCGCCATATGGGTAGAGCACATGAAATAGCAGGAGCAGATGGAGTTAAACAGTTGTTATTTAGGCTCTTAACACCAGTGATTGACAATAAGAAAATGGCAGTTACTGGTTATGACCCCGCTAATGGACAGTATATTACTCATGAAGCATATAGAAGTAATAGACATAATGAGAAACTTGTACTTGCTACTCTTGATAAGATGATGGCAGGCAAGGGTTCTGATTTAATACACCCAGACCTAGCCCGTGATTTACATTCCGATATTATACAGAGAATGACTGTTGAGTTATTAAGGCAGAATAACCCTACTATAATGGGTGATGTAATGGCACAACGCAGGCTAGAGGATGTGAGGAGACCATTAAAGATATTCCAGCTAACAAAAGAAGAAATACCTATTTGGATGACTCATGAAAATATCAAAGATGAGTTGGCAGCAGACTTAATGGCAGCCTATATGAACGGGACTTACCATCTCGACCCAATAGAGCTGTATCATCTGACTGAAAACGTTGTCGGAGGTAGAAACCTAAGACCAAGTGATTCTCAGATAGCCGAATCAGTAGCATCCATATGGGGTTCAAAAGAGCAGAGAACTATTAGTGCTGCTAGAGCCATACATGAAGATACTCCAGCAGTAAGAGATGCTGGTAAACATGCTGGTGGATACGGTGAGGGTACAGAGGTATCACTGAAAGACAAACTAACCAAAGAGTATAGTCACTTATATGAAAAAGGATGTGAATAATGCCAGTAGCAGGATGTAGAGGAGCAGCAGGTAATTCTAGGGTTCCCTCAGACGAAACCGCAAGACAGCTAAAACGAGTTGTTGAAGAAGGTGCATCAGTACTATCCAACCATGCAGCATCTAAGCTATATGGTTATGACAAGGACTTAGAGACACACAAATGGCTCTGGAAGAAGTATACCGGTAATCCTTTTGACCCTGATAATATCCCAATAGATAAGAGGGATGCAGATAGGTACATTCGTGGTGTCAATGAGTTTGTTAATAATCTAGGGAAGAAAGAGAGTTGGTTTGGGCATTGGTTTAAATTGCCGAAGGCTATTGCTTCTAAGTTCCCCGGTGGTGCTAGAATGATAAGTGAATTTGAGAAATCAAATAGTTATAACCAACGTACCTTGAGAGATGCTACTGGACATATCAACGGTATGCTAGAGGGTATGCAAAAAATGATGTCAGATATGAACTTCGATAAATCTCAATACAAGAACTTCCAAGAACTTGAACGTGCCTTATTAGATGCAAAGCCCGGTGAAGATGCAGGTAAGGTCTTGAGAGATATTACTAAGTTAATAGGTGACCCATCACTAGAGGGTGGCAAGAAAAATGGGGCTGAAATGCTTACTAGGTTTCGTGACCTATTGGAGTTTACGAAACAACCTGACCCTAATAAGCCTTGGGAAGAAAAGATTGTAGGGCATTGGAATACACTTCGTACTGACATGGCTCGTAATCTACATAATGCCTTGTTTACCACACGTAGAACATTACAGCGTATGAGATTTGATTCAAGTGATAGGGCTGGTATCGAGAGTTCTATGAAGATGCTAGATGAAGCTATGTCCTCAATGCTATTTCAAACAAGTGTAGATGCTAACCAACGTATACCTGACATGGGTACTGGTACTCACATGGTTAAAGACATGAGAATATATGACCCCGAATCTCGTACTACCAAACCTATCATGGTTACAAAGCGTAGAATGGTAGATGGTAGGGAGGTAGTTACTGAGGAAATAGCAGTTGGCATTAAAAAGTATTCGCCACACTATGTTATTGAGTTGACTAATGCTGTTAGGCAGTTATCAGATTATGCTCAGAACCCCCAATCAGCTATGAAGAAACATGGAGCAAAGTTTGAAGGGCAAAAGCCTAGTGAGATTGCTGAGAGAATCCAGTCTATGATTACCGACCAGATACTACCCGGATTTGCAAAGCCAAGAGGTAATACTGATAAGTACATAGCACTAGACCCAGTATATTATCTCAATAAGTATGTTCAAGACGTTGCAAACTATAACTTTAAGTCAAGAGTAAATTATGCTTTTATGGATGCTACCCACGATGCTCTCAAACATATTCGTAAGGTAAATACATCACAAGGAGCAAAAGATAATGGTGATTTAGCCAATTTCTCTGAGTATACTCTAGATGTATTAAATGAAATACGTGGCAGTACACTCAATCAGACTAGAGGTGAAATGAACAGCATGGATTACATGGTTCAAATCATCAATGGTTTTGAATATATATCTAAACTTGGATTAAGTGTCAAGGGTGGATTAAAAAATAGGGGTCAAGGGTTATTTAACTGGGTATGGTTTGGTGGGAAAGGGTATAAGAACAGAGACAATTTCCTTGCAGGTCATAACAGTCGTGAAACAACCGCTACTGAGAACAGAGATGCTTATCGTAATAATAAAGAAATGTTAGATAGACAACTAAAAAGATATGCTCTTACAGGAGATATTGAAAAGGCATCACGAACAGTAGAGGCTGGACAATCTGCTGCTACTGCTGGTTCCATTGACTATTATATGGTTCCAAAAGGATTCGCTATTAACGAAAGAGGAGAGCTAATAATTGACCGTTCTAGCAATGCTCTACGTGAAGTTTCAAGGAAGATGGGAGAGGCTGCTAACGCTTCTGCTATTACAATGAGATGGGCTGAGAATAAGAATAGGCAGAATACATTTGAAATAGCCTTTGCTTCACAATGGGATATAGAGTCAGGTAGACAAGCTCATTATGAAAAAGTTCTTATGAAAAGGTATGGTAAAGTCCCTACCCGTAAACAATTATTTGACCACATTGAAGATATATCTGGTAACTACGCTATTGAAATGGTGAAAACACTTCATTTTGATTATGATAACTGGGCTAAATCTAGAATCAACCGGGGCGACCAGAGATATATGGGCAAAATGGCAGGTGCTTCCAAGATAGTTACACAGTTCCAGCATTTTAAATTTGCATACTTCGACCTAATGTTCAATCTAATGAAAGATGGACTAGGTGATATCAAGGGCGGTAACTGGACAGCAATAGACCCTCTAGACGCTTCTAAGACTATTGTATCACCATCTATCGCAAGAATGATGCGTAGTGTAGCTATACAAACCATTGGAACAGGACTATTTGCAATGATTTCAGGCTTTAGTGTAGGTGGTTTAGCGGAGATGTTTGGAGATGATAAAAAGTCAGACGGACTAGTGGAGAACCCAATAGCATCTGAAGCAAGTAAGCTATATGAATGGATAACAGCAGATGAAAGTACTAAAGAAGGACTAGAGAAGAAATGGAATACCTACTATGGTAAACATCCTGCTTTAGCTAACTTAGGGCCTTTCGTAAGTGATGTATTAACTGCGGGTGAACTATTTGATTTTATTAATCTTACCCCAGAGTCTATTGAAAGTAGAATGGGTCTTGAGAAAGATACAAATGACCCTGACTGGTGGTATCGAGTTGCAAGAATATTTAATATCCAAGCAGCTAGGTCAGCATGGCATACTATACCAGCTCTTACTAATGGTCAATGGGAAAAAGCCTTCAGAATAGAAACAGGAATGTACAAACCACCAAAGTATATCAATGACTTACATGAGAAATTGATGGGTGGTATTCAAAAGGGTTATAATAAGGTGAAAGGATTACCGGAAATTAAACCTAGAGGTGGTACTTCGTTGTCAGTAAAGCGGAGAGAAGCAGCATTAAAATCACTTAAAAACTTATAATTTGGTTAGTGGTTGGTTGCCACGAGTGCAAAAGAAGAGGGGACAGTATTTCATGTCCCCTTTTCAGTTTTTGGAGCAGCCTCTTGACTGAACTATACCGCTTCTAACTTACTCCCCTAGGGGTATCATCGCTATAATGCGGTAACTGGAGTTGAACCAGTGACTTCCCGTTTATCTGGCAGGTGTTCTTTTTTGCTCCAATTTAATTAGTGGCATAAACGATGTATCGAACTTCATGCTCATAGTACAGACTACGAAACACGAAACGCACACTACACCCCTCGCTCCCATCGAAAGTCTTATCTGTAACGACTCTCACCCTCTACCACTAAACTTCGTTATCAGTCCTCTTGAGTATTTCTGACCAAGCAATAGGACGATAATCAATTTGTTCGCAACATACACTAAAATACATAGGGTCATCAATTATCTTATGATGTGTGTGTCCATGTATGTTTAGTATCTTTCGTCGCATTTCAGATGGATGAATAGGTATATGTGAAAGCCATGTGTTCTTATAGCTTATAGAGCCTAAAACATCCTTGAAAACCCAAAGATAATAAGCAGCATTAAGAGTATCATGATTCCCACGAATGAGTATTTTTTGACCTCTGAGACTTCTAATGATTTCCAGTGATTCCATAGTGAATGCTGCATCACCAAGAAGGTAGACAGTATCATTTTTACCAATGGCATTATTCCATCTTTCTACAATATAATTATCGTGTTCAGCTATACTCTTAAATTGAGTACGATACTTCAAAATGTTTCTATGTCCAAAGTGAGGGTCTGCTAGGAAATGTACTCTACTCATGTTTTATTCCTTATTTATGAGGGTCTTAAAGGGAGCCAAATTAATGACTCCCCTCTCGACTCTAGGAGGCAGAGAAAGACAGATAGTGGCTATCTATCATTCCTCAGACGGTTTTTTTGGTCGGTTATGCGTCTATTAAGTACTTCTAGAAGTTGATATGTGTCACTTCCATTCGCCATCCTTGCCAATTGGATACACAGTTCAGCCAATTCTATAAAGAACCTATACGCTTGTTTTTTTCTACTCATCACGCTCTATCTCAAATTCGTCATCTAAGTGTTTATCCATGCTCAGAAAGAGAGGGTATCTCATGACGACGAGAATCTCTCCTCTGTCTTGCTTTATGATAGCAACGTCACATGATTCAGGGGGTTGCATATAAGAAGCGATAGACTTACGAACCTTGTTCTGCACTCGGAAACTCTTATGACCTATAATAGCATCAACTTCCTCATGCATTCCCAAAGCTCTACCATTAGAACCCCATGCTCTTACAGCAGGAGTACCTTCAGCTTTAGCCTTATCTACACATTCTTTTTCAAACCTATTCCCTTTTTGTTTACTTGGATGAGACACTCTTAGCCTTTGCTTTCTTAGCAGGGGCTTTCTTCTTTGAGGATTTCGGAGGTGCGACAGGTGGAGGCGTAGGTTTACGCTTTAAATCTGCCTTAGTATTCATAAAGACTAGGGTAATTATCTCATTAGGTTTGAAATCAGGCCAATCAGCAGTGAGTTTCGCTAAGAATATATTGCGCTCTCGTCCAGCAGGATAGTAATAATTCTGTAACAACTGATTATTAATATCTGAAGCTCTCATAATCTTAGAGTGCAGTACAATTCCATGAGCACCATCAAGTCCATAGTCCACTTCATCACCATCCTTCAGTGTAGCAACACCTCTGATAGCATGACTCATGTGTTCTATTGCAGCATTCTTACCTAAATCAAATTTATATTTATAGTTCATTTAGTTTTTACCTTTAAGGGGTTCACGCCTTCTCAAACGACGACGTAGGGCCTTTATTCCCTGTTGTTTAAAATCAACATAAAACTCTGAGTAGACATAGCGTTGTGCTAAATCTTTGAAGACTTCTGCTGCATCTTCCTTTGTCAGAGTTTGTAGACCCGGTATAATCTTCATGTAGTGATTCTTACGTGACTCATGCTCTGTGAAGAACTCATCAATGAAATCATCCAGTTCATAGCCTATTACATTCGATTTATTTTGGTCTTTTGACATTATTAGTTTTCCTAACTTCTTTAATTGCCTCTCGGCATTTTATGTGCATCCATATTAATTTACCTTGAACTCTGTACGGCATCTCTGTATGAGTGTCGAATAGCAAGGTTGTGTCACAAACGGGGCATCTTTTGTTTCTTTTAGCCATGTTTGATTCTTTCTGTATTAAGAAGTAGTGAAGGCTCTGCCCACTTAGGCCTTCGATATATCACGTGCAGGACTCAAACTAACCAGCAACAGGGCTTAAACTTCATCAATCATTTCTCCTAAGAGAAGTTAATCAAAGAACGTTATAAATCACTTGTTGCGCTATGCTTTAACATAGCTTGGTTATTTTCATCTTGTTGTGGGCAGATTTTATTTATTCTCCGGGTGCGGGTTTCAATCCATGAACAAATGGCCTATAAACCAGTTCAACCCCAGCAATTTCCTTATCCTCTTTTAATGCTTCAAGGATACGTCTTTTATCAGGCTTAAACGATTGTACCATGTTCATGTACTCACGAGGTAGCTTGCTCTCATCAGTGATGTTGACAGCAGCTCTCCCGTCCCGTACCGTTATAGGATTAAATTCACTATGACTTGGAGTTGTACCAGTAGCTTCAAAGTGTCTCAGCACTAAGCCCTTAATAAACTCCTGTTTGTTCGATAATGTCTTTTTTGCTCTGGTGAGCTTTTTTATTTGGTCATCCATCATCTCAACCATCTTCTGGTTACTTTGGAAATACCAATAAACACCATCTTCTTTTTCTGCTAATTCAGTAAAGCGTTCTTCTAGCTGTACCTGAAGATACTTTTCAGTTTCCTCATCTCCAGCCATACGCATATCTGATTGCAGAAGCATGATGTCAGTCGCTATGTCATCAAATGTCCTTCGTGGACTTATACTTTTTTCTTTTGGTTTAGCCAACTTTATCTAATCTCACTCCTTCTAACCTCAACTCACAATCGAACTCTTCTTTCTCTCGATTAGCAGTTGAGTATACACGTAAGCCACGCATTGTTTTTGTGCCTTTCATGTATCGGGGTTCAAGGGATACTACCTTGTTTACATTATAAGCGACTCTAAACGAGCCCTTAGATGAGGCTATATCTAGTCCTTCATGGAAAGCCGACTTACTGACTTCCGAGATAACAAAGATGATTACATTATTATTACGAGCAACATCTACGAGTGCTTGACTTGCTTCTTCAACACGCATATTGGGGTCGTTTAACTTCGACTTAAATAGACCCATATGGTCTACCACAACAATTTCGGGTTTCTTTGGGAGCATTTGGATACGTTTCCCAAGCTCTTGAGGATACCCCATGTTATAATCAACTGTCAACCAATCAAACTTATCTTCAAGACCATTTCTGTATTCTGAATAGTGTTCGGCGATTTGCTCTTCTGTCCAACCTGTCTCAATCATGACATTCCGTATCCATATCTGGAGTGGAGACATTTCTCCTTCCAGCATATACGTGGGACGTTTGAAGGCATTAATCCAGTTCAGCAATAGCATGGTCTTCATAGATTTAGGTGGTGCTTGTATCATAACGACTTCTCCCGGTCTGATGGGAAAGTCTACACCTTCGTAAGTATGACCTAAATTGATACCGCGCTTTGAGGCACCTGATGTGAAATACTCCACAACAAATTTCTCCATAGCTTTAGCATCCATCTGAGTTGTACTTTTCTTGGCTTTAAAGAGTTTGCAAGAGGATGAACAGAACTTATCTTTCATGAAGTCACTACAACCATAGTTATAGCCTTCTCCATTATGACCTTTATAACATGAGGTCACGATTTTGTCCATTTCATCACTACTAAACTTGCGGTCTTCCACCGTATCATGTCGCTGTCTCCAATCTTCCATGATAAGACGCACCACACTCTCAGGGTATCTCCATCTCAGGTGAGAGGCTATACGTAGAGCAGCAGGATGTCTCTTATCTTCAGGATTGATTCCAGCAACCATCTTTTGGATACAGGTATAATGTGATGGGTCAGGGTTAGAACCAAGAAGTTCTGTGGTATTACCACTCTTCTTAATCTTAACATTCAAGGCATCAAAGACAGGTTCGCACTCTAGTTCAGTATAAGCGAACTTCTTCCTTGGTTTCTTAGCCATCAATAATATAGTATCTATATTTCCTTGTAGTTCAGCCACAGTCAATGGAATCTTCCATAATTTAGACTTACTATTCAGAGAATTTACAAGACGTATTATACGGGTTTTGTCAGATACACTTGAGTCAGCAAATGACCATATATCCTTATTCAATAATGCTTCTTTGACCTTTACATGTAGGTTCTTATCAGGTTTCCATCGAAATGCTGTACTATGGATACCGAAATGAAACCCACGACCAGAGAAGTAAGGTTGATAGGGTATATTGTAATCTTCCAAAAGCAATCCAAGGGCAATAGCCTTCTCTTGTGCTTTCTTAGGATTTTCACCATCTACGTCTAACAAGAATTCATCAGGCATGAATAGTAAGCCATCATAGTTAGCCAAGGTCTTTTTTTCCTTAACAAACTCTACGACATGTTCATCATAATCCCAAAGTGACACAAATGTATCTTGAGCTATACACTCCCAAGTAGTTGCATCTTCTGGTTTTCCGAAATGGTGACGATTATGTAGTCCAAATGCATACTCTTTCAGCATTATTTCACACTAATAATCTGCCATCCAGATTCTTTGACTCCACTTACAGCAACAGGAGCTACGATTAATCTACGTTGAGGGTCAGTGCGAATCTTGCGAAAGACACGTTCATAGGACTCAGGTGAACCGTGTGTCGGTTGTGACACACCTTTATAATTACCTAATGATAGTTTATGTATATCACTTGTCATGAAGTAAGGGTCAGACTTGTGCTGTTCAATATAATGAGCGAACTCAATAATATGGTCAGCGATTGTATTTATTTGCATTTTGTTCTCATAGGTAGACGACTAGGGGTGGCTAGCGCATCGCCCACTCACCCCATCACAGTCATCTAATTCTACATGTAGTCGTCAGCAGCCTTTACGGTTTCGATAACTTCAGCAGTTGGTGTTTCAATAACAGGAGTTTCTACACTAAAGACTTCGGGAGTTCCCGGTCTGTCTTTATAAGGATTACGATATTCCTCAAAGAAAGTCTCTGCTCGACCTTTGAAATACTCTACATCTTTAGCCGTATATGGCAATACATTATCAGACGCTTCAGTTTCAACAGGAGCAATACGGTCTAACATGCGAGTGTATTCTTTATCAGGGTCACTATCACTTGGCTCTTTGTAGAAATAAACCCACATTTGAGCACCGACAAGGTTTTCAGCCTCATCGTCAAATGATACTATTGCAGCACCACTAGCTGATTCAAGCACTTCAACAATACCAGCATTGGCATGTTTATAGAAGTTAGCTAGCACGAACTCTTCTCCATCTTTATTTGTCTTGGAAAAGATACGCAGATTCATGTTATCGGGATAACCTTCAAACCATACGTCGCGGAATGGTGTTTCATTGTTCCATACACCACCACTAGCTTTTTGTACTGTAAGCAATTTCCAACCGGGTGAAAAGTCACTACCGCCTGTACGTTGCGTTGATGTTCTCAGAGCCATTAAGATTTCTCCTCTTTAGCTTTTGTATCGGGGATTTCTTGAACTAGAGTTTCTAACGATTTTGTTTTACCTGAACCGGGTGTACCAATTACTAATATTTTAGCATTAGGCCATCCAGCTTTTTTCGCTGCATCTAATAGAACACGATAGTCTTGAGGTATCTCAGCAGGTAAAGTCTGAGTTCTATCTTTGGCATGAGCAAATGTAGAAGTCTTGTTAATGTGCCACATGAACTTCAATTTGTTGCCGGGTGCAGGTACTGTTTTCGTATAAACTACGAAGTCAAACCATTTAGCAAGGTCTTCTTTAGAAGAACCATCAATATATGGAATGAGTGGGGTTGAGCCATCATCAAGATTGTCCTTTTTAGCATGGACATTTACAATGAGATGACAAGGAATACGTGTAATATCTTCCATTTTCATATCAATGGCGTTTTTGAGTTTACCCCAACCATCAATCTTTAATTTACCATCTTTTCCAACAAGTGTACGTTGGTACTTCTTGGCTAACTCAGAAAATGTATCTAATACAAGTGCATCTAGGGGTACTCCCTCTTTGGGAAGAAGTACACGTGTTGGTTCAACTACATCAATATTAGCCAGTTTCTTCTTGATATTCATTATCTTGATATCAAAGAGTTGAGCTATGGTAGCCTCAAAAGCAGCCCATGAATCGGGTCTTAATACTGGGTAGCCAAACAAGTCTTCAATAAGAGTATTGTTACCTAATGTTTTGGAACCTTTCTCAAAATCGAAGAACAGAACTTTGTTTAAAAGTTTTGACAAATCAGTTTTCCTTATGGGTATAACGGGGTTAATCATCCCTTTAATATAACAATTTTAAGGGACAATTCAAGTAACTTATACCAGATTACTTATCAAACGGAAACCACCAATCACGGTCACATTCAGGACAATGAAGATGATGGATGCGTAACCGAGATGGATACCAACCATGTACCACAAAACAGTAGAAACTATTATGTGTCAGCCAATACAAGCTCTTCTTGAGCATAATCACATTCCTCTCCACTAATTTGGATAATAACAGCAATGCCATCTGTTTTTTTGACTGGCATAGCATGACTACCCCAGTATGTTGACATGGAAATAGGAGCTTTTTTGCCCCCACACCTCGTTACGGGTGAGATGTGAGGAGCAAATTTTACTCTATCTCCAGTTTTGAAAATATTCAAGCTGTACCTCGATGGAACATTGTTGAGCCTTACCTCAACTGGATTGTTTTGTAGCCCATTCGTGCAGTTCTTCTAACTCAGAATGACTCAGTTTAACGCAACCAAAGGCTAATGGTACAGATAGTACCTTGAGAATCTTGTTCATTGCTCTTATCATTGATGTGAAATTGGAAATCAAATAATAGACAGGAGCTGTTGTACTCGCAAATTCAAGCTTAATGTATCTACAACTATTCTTTTCAACACCATGAAAACGAACTTCAGTAGTATCTTTCAAGACAAGAGTAGACATGTAAAGCTCTTTAGGAGCCATAGGGCCAGTAATTGTAAATCGAGAATCATAAGAGCGCGTAGGAATACGAGGCTTATACCAAGATAATAGCATCACTGGGTTCTTTTCAAGCCATCCTTGACATCCATGTTCTTTTGCTATGCTAGCAGAATGAACTACACGACTAAATGTATTCTGGTTGAAGAACTTAGCATACATAGCTAAAATTGGAAGATTGGCTCCAAAACCTAAATTATGGCGTGTTGCAAAAATGCCTCTGGCTCTTTCTTTTAGGCTATGCAAGCTTTTGCTGGCATCATCTTCAAATTCAACAATTTGTCCTTGACGAAATCCAAATCTGAATGTACCTTTATTCATAGTACCTCACAAAGTTAAGAAGGGGGATTGCTCCCCCCTCAGATTAAAAACAAAGACCTTGAGCGAAAACATAGTCTTCAATAGAAACGACTAATTCATTCTCACGTTCATCATCACCAGCAGCCCATATCTTGAAATTCTTAGAGCCCGGTAATAATGTACCAAGTCTTTGATGATATTTTTGCAAGTAATGTTTGTAGTCTATCTGTTTAATATCCCAACGTACATCCATGTATTTGTCCACAAGTGGAGTAATGCCACGAATTTGTTCTGGGAAATAGACTTGGATATTTAAACCTTTTACTTCAGGGATAGAATTTAACATCTCTAACATAAAAGGTTCAATCAATAATCCATTGGTATATATCCAAATATCTTTATCGGCAGGCATGGTTTCCAATAAGTCCCACATAGCTTCCCAATAGATAAATGGCTCTCCACCATCAATACATATTTTATTGAACTCTTTCCAAGGTAAATCGGCAAGCCCAATTTTATGTATTATCTCTTGCGACCCCGGCTTTACACACCAAGATTGGTCGAGATTACTATCTTCTGTTAAAAGCAGACGCATAGTATCAAGTGCTAATAAGTCAGATATATCTTGATGCATAGGCATAGTTAAGCCTGCGCTATCTCAATACTACTAGGGATGATTGCTAGAGCTACTGGCCTTTGCTTATCTTCCATAGGTATCTCACTCATGACCACGATATGTTGCACAAGCTCATTAGTAGTATCTTGGTGGTCATTGATAATACCATTCAAAGCACGTTTCATGTATTTCACCTTGTTTTGTTCTTTCTTACTCATCAATGGGTTGTTAGCCATATTGATAAGGTCAAGGCGCATAGCATGAAACTTACTGAGCTGTAAAGCACGATGTTGTAATTTTGTACGATTGTCCATAATCACCTTCCTGTGATAAGGTTAAAATCAAATGGAGCCTTCAATACGCAAGACAGCTTCAACGGAGAAACGTTCTTATTACCGCAATCCAGCTCCATAGTTCACTCATTAACGCTGACAAGCATTAGGAGGATTAAAACCCTCTAGCTCTAGCGTCATGGAAGGGAAGTGAAACATTATGCCAGTCTCAAGTGGTTGACCAATAGCGAATTTTTTCACAGCATTAGTCATAAATGAACCAGCCATATTTGAGCAGTATGAAGTAGCCTTTGCCGTACATGGTTCAGGGTCACCATCAGCATCAGAATACCAAGTCTTTAAGTATTCTTCAGCATTGAATGGTGTAAAAGCATACTGCTGATATTGTTCAGCTCCCATACGTCCATCAAGTAATAAGACGGGCTTATCCTTATAGCGGTCTATTGTATCAATAGCTTCAGCTCGTGAAGACATCGAATCAAATCCAATTACTATAATGTCATTGCCTTGTGGTTCATACACTCGGCGGGTGAAAAGTCTGTCAAATGCCTCAATTTCAGCATCAGGATTAATGTTAAGCATCAGTTCTCGTAAAGCGTGAACCTTATAAGAATCAATGTGCGAATTACCATACTGAGATACACCAACATTTTCAATGCCAACTGTATCATCATCGTAGAGTCGTAGGTTATCAGCACCCATACGTACAAGTTGTAGACCACTTGAAGAACCAATAGCACCACATCCTAAAATGTGAATAGTATAGCTCCCCAAGTTGTCTACTAAATCCTTGTATCTTTCTCGGAAATCACTCACTAGGTAGTCAGTTCCTTTTGAGCAGCATCAGCATCAAGTTGCATCTGCTCCTCTGTTCCCTTACCTTTACGATAAGTGAAGAAATCCCATCGACTTGGTACTTCAGATTTCTCTACGTAAATCTTCATACGGTCTTTCGATGGAAGTGTAATCTGATGAATGGTATCATGAGAATCACACATTGTATTGATATGACCCACACACTCTTCCAAGTTGTTGTAGCTCATCTCATCAGCAATATACAGGTCAATGAATTCATCCATCCATTGCCAAACAGCATCTTGGTCTAATGTATGGTCAGACTCAGAAGAGATTTCGTTGGGCAGAAGGCCCAAACTCTCGTTGCCACGATTCCCCAAGTCCGCTTCGCTCACCGTTGGAGTGGAAGCCGTATTCCGAGTATTCGTGTTGCGGTTGTCTGCTATATTGCTCTGTTCGTACTTTTTTACTGCCACCAACTTATCAATGTCAGTTAAGACTTTCTTTGGAACGTCATGTTCAAAATAGGATAACTTCATCTTATCCATACGTTTATAGAATGGACTCCAATAATCTACCCTAAAGATGAACTCTTCTTTAATGTTGACCACTAAACTAGCTGACCAATCACCACCAGAGAACTCTTTAATGGCTATCTCGTCTGTACTAGACCAAAATACACTACCACCACCATGCGAATGCCACCAAAGAAACCTGACATTATTGCCATATTTCTCAGCCATCTTGCCATAATACACAGCAAGTGCATCAGCATCTAAAGTAGTAGTACCGCCAGTTACTTCCTGTTTCAGTATCACAGGGTCACTAGCTACCCAGTCACCATCCTTATCTTCCATGATGACCATCATACCGCCTACTTCAGTTTTGAACTTCTTATACGTCTCTTGTGCATAATCAAATACACGACGCATATCTTTACGCTCGATGAAAAACAAATTTCACCTCCCTTTTAGGTTAATTAAAATTCATTATCAAATGAAATTGCTCCACGCACAGATGTTGTATCTGTGGCCTGCACATTAAATACAGGCGGGTTATTCAGAACAGCATCAATCATGCGTTCAGAAGCAGATTGAAAAGTATCAACTGGTTCTTCTATTGATACAACATTCAACTCTTTCATTGCTTGTTGCTGGTCTTCCCATAGTGCTTCATTTGTAACTAAAGGTGGAATAGTACCCAACCAATAACCTACACCAAATTTCCAGTGTATTTTATTAGCTTGTTCAAATGATTGAGAAAATCTAGCAAGGCGTTTTGCTGCTTTCTCTCGGTATTCTTTTTTACCATCATCACTTTTCTCATTGTAATACGTTATACGCTCACCCATACGTTGCCTGAGTCCTGAAAGACGATATTCATGTCTAAATGTCTCAGTAACACTTGCAAAAGTCTTAGCAAAATGCTTATGTTCTTCAGGTAGCACAGCATCATACAAGATTGTAAGAAACTGAACAGTAGTGATATGAGGTGTATGTGCACCGTTCAATGACAAATGAGGCCAACTATTATCAAGTAATATTCTAAAACGCTCTAATTGCATTCTAAAATCATTGTCAGTGATAGTTCTTTGTGGCAATACATACTCATTAATATAAGTACGTATTGTTTCAATCAATGCATCATCTAAGAAATGCTCAAGAGCTGTCTTATTACGTACTGCTCTTCTGGCTTGCATCCTTCTCCATGCTGGATTGCTGTCTGAAAGTCTAAACTGACTAAACTTAGGACAACTCTCTGCAAGCGCACAATCAGTACAATGGTACGCTTCTAATCGAGCAGTATAATCTATGCTAGATTTATAAAACGTATTGTCCAGATTCTTGTAAGTTTCTTCTACATCACAACCTACAACTTGACGTTTGTTGTATTGGTCAATCCGTGAAGTCTCAAGGGTGCTTAACGCTGGATATGGTAGTGTATTCCAAGAATAATTCAAATTCTGGACTCTATCACCAAAGAAACGTTGTTTACACTTTTCCCAATCCCCAATACGACCATTGACTTCAGTATATCTGTCGGTTAACCAAGGTGGTATACCAACAATGAAGTGGTCAATATTGTTTTGAGGGTTAGTATGTCCTTGAATATACTTGGACAACCATTGTTTCACAAATACCAAACCTGATACTAGGTTCAGCTTACCACTAGCAGCATCAATCTCATTAAAGCCACCAGTACATCTACCTGATGTATTAGGTGAGATATAAGGATGTACTCTTCCTATTTCCTCACCGTAATAGTATGCTTTCATGTATCCCTGTATATATGTGTCAGATTTGTACAAAAGGTCTGTCAACTTATTAAATTTATCTATTGACTTACCTTTAGCAGCAATAATCTTACGATACGGAATATAATGTTCAGAGAGCCTGTAAATATCTGTGAGGTTATAGTACCACAATGTCATTGACGCATCTAATGGCATATTCTGGAGTAAATGTTCTCCAGTTCCATGCTCACCATGAGCACCACCATGTCTACCGGGGCCATTACCAGACATAGTAACCTCAAATAACTCAGGGTCACTTATCTTAGCTATGATTTGAATAGTAGGTATCATAGTTGCTTGATGTTCAGGGTTTTGATTAGCAAATCCCCCTAAATCTTGCTGTTCAACAATCAAAACATAGAGATTAGCATCAAAGTCTAGAATAGCCTCAACATCACTAAACCGTTCATACTTTTGACTTGCAATGACATTTACACTGCCTTCAACAGACAGTACGTAATCAATGGGTCTTAAAGCAGAAGGTCTAACCAGTTGATTAAAGAATTGCATTCCATGAGTCTTAATAATCTGACTAGAACGAATAACTTTTACCTTCTTGTTGAGTATAGATGCTTGATAGCCAATATAGCTATTAAACACCTTGGCAGCCATACCAGTGCGTTGTTTAAATTCTTTGACACTAGGCTCTGCTAATATCTCTCCACGCGACATAGCACCTTGTAATTCCCTCGCTATATTAAAGCTAAGTGAATAGAAGCTTGCGATAGCCTCTCTAGCATCATGGTTATGAGTGCTAATACTGATTCTTCTGGCCTTAATGCCGGGTTTGAACCTTGACAAGCCATCATGCGTTAGATACATAAATGCACCCATCAAATGATTACTTAGCTCTTTAAATTTTGCATTGAATCGGAACTTAGGTGTTAGGTAATTAAAGACAGGAAATTCCTTTTGTGGAATCCTATTCAATTCTTCTGCCCTTATACGAAACCATTCAATATGAGGATTAGGGTGTGGTTTATCTTGTGCATCACCGTATTCATCCTCATACAGCACATTGGTATCATACAACCAATTTGTAAAGTAATTCAAATAGTGTGTGATATCATAAAAGTACTTACGTACCTTGTTGAGCGTTCCTCCATTCATATATGAAGTAATTGCTCCTTTAAAATCAGATTTGTTAAGCATCTGACCTCCCTTCCAAGATAGTTAATATTATCATTCAAAAAAATGGCGTGTGTGGGATTTCGTACCCACGTTTCCAGCTCAATATCAGCTAGGTCTTAGAGAATGCTAGAGGAACACGCCAAAAAAATAAGGGAACCCGAAGGCTCCCTTATAATGTTCAACAAGTCAAGGTCTACTGACCACCAGTCTTGTTTTTCTTAACCACCGATACACGATCACCTTCACGGATACATGCATCGTCAGCAGCAACGATTGAGTTGACGCTAACAGACTGGTCAGAACCTAAATCGAGCTCCTTGCGAAGTTCAGCTACTGTACCAGAGGTAACAGTCGTTTCGGAAAACGTAGGTTTGAGGTTCATGAGATAGATAGTAATCTCAGCAGCAGGTTTCTTGGCAGGCATATTAGCCCTCCTTGTAGTTTGAGGATAATTCCTCGTTTGTGGATATGTGGCGTACCTAACCACAGATACACTGGCACATTGACACAATAATCACCCGACTATTATGATAAATCTTCAACAGGTACAGTGAGTTCAAAAGGATTCAAAGGCTTTTGTATCTGGTGTACTGAACAATTCAAGAAAGCATTACTAGGTAATTCATCACCAAGTATATGCTCTTTAAATAATTCTGATACAAGCTCTTGAAATTTCTTTCTTTCCTCATTACTCGCTGGATTATCAGTATATAAATCCAAATTGTATGATACGGGGACAGCAGGGTCTTGTGTCTTACTAGCTAATTTCTTAGCAGAAGCAGGGAAGAACTCTGAAAGAATCCCTAACATGAGTTGAAATGGGTCTTCAACTATGTCTTTTTCAGCTTTACCAACATTATAGTTCTTATATATACTATCAAAGAACTCAGTAGCTATCTCACCAATGACAGCATCAGTACCAATCAAGGTCTTGAGCACATCATCGTGAAAGATACTACGAAATTGGTCATTATTATTCGCACCAAGAGCACGATATAAGAATTGCTGTTTACTGCCTAGACCAGTTTGCATCCAGCTTTTCATCATTGCATAAATCACAAGAGCACCAGCTAAAGGAACATGGTCTACAAGCACAGCCTTACGCTGTGTCATGGGCGTACTCATGTCTGCCTCCCCAAAGGAACAAGTTCATCCTTAGTAGGTGGTGATAAGAACACCTTATGTTTCACCATAATGGCAGTAGGTGTTATCATTGCATGAATTTGTGTTGCATCAGCTAAGAAGTCTCCCCAATCTTGCTCAAGAGTCTCAAAATTATTCTTGATTGCACTCTCTAACAGATTGCTAGACTCAATAAGCTGTCTTGCTGTATTCTTCAAGGCTTTAATATCATTAATATCTTTAAAGAACAGGCTAGGTTCTGTCATGATAACCTTGCCTTACTCTGCTTACAACCCTTGAACTTATCTTGACGATTATGATAGATAGACCACCATATCGTTAAGCATTGGTTTAGAGTCTTGGCAGTAGCTGATATTGCACGAAATCTTGGGTGAGCTACCTCCCAAACCGTATCCTGCTTTTGAATAGCTACACCAGAGGGTAATATACTCAATTTAGCAGTAATAGGTAAAGCATGAAAAGCTTCAGGCTTCATAACAGTCATGAACACCTTCCTTCCATTGATATGTTAAAGAATAGGGGAACGGTTATCAATTGCTCCCCCAATACCTAGGGCATACCCACAATTTTACCATCAACAGTAATGTAAAGGGTATTACAAAACCTGCACTTAACAAGCTTGGCATCGTTCCAATGGTCATGTTTGAATGATTTCTTCACGGTTGCGAATCTATTATTCTTACACACTTGGCAGTTAGCCTTACCATCTTTGCGTTTCCGCTTGTTAGGTGTTAATGGTGGGCCTTGAGTATGGTTGTCAAAAGGAATATTCGGTTGAATACGGCCTTTGTAGCCACGCTTCTTGGCGGGTTTCTTTGTTACCTGCTTGGCTGGCACTGAATCAGCGTCCTTTGCAGGATATTGAGTCCTGCCAAACAAATTTGTAAACGTATTAGATATACGCTGTCTTAGTCCCATGTGTTACCTCCACGTTTTCAGGGAATTAAATAATTGAACGATATGGTACTTTAGGATACTGTTTACGTATTGCGCGAACAGTCTCTTCCTTTGCAACATTACGAAAATCTCTAGACCAGAAATTCATCTCCGGAACCATGTCTCCACGTAAATTCAAATAACCACAACTATCACTCCACACTGCAAGCTGTCTTGCTAATGTATCTCTATCAACACGATACCTTGTAGGGTTTTGGATAGATTGAATCTGTAACAACCAATACAACCAAGTAGGGTCAGTACAGTTGTCCCACGCTTCTTGTGGGGTACGTTGTGTCTTAATCCATTTAATAGCTTTAGGGCAAGCATAACGAACTTCAAGCCAATCAGCCCAAAAGTTCATCACTTCTTTACGTTGCTTATATTCATGCCAAAGCCTTGATGGTATATCCCAAAACCATACTCCTAAGAATGTAAGTGTCCCAAAGACACCAACAGCACCACTAATGATAGATGCCACAAAGAGTATAAGAATAATACCAAACTGAGTAAATTGGTCTACCCAAGTGTATTCATAGTCAATTGGTAACCCCGATAAGAAGTGAAGATGACTAATAAATATATAACCAAGCAGTAGGCCTAATGTACCGACCCATAATCCAAGCCAAGCGTCTTTGAAATGTTGTTTCCAAAGCATAATGTGTTCCTTCCACGTTTCTGGGTTATTAAGGCAAAAAGGGAGTGAGATTTGGTTTCTCACCCCCAATGTATATGATTGATTCAACCCATAATCAACCCTCCTTGTTAAGTAATCTTATTCAATACCTTTCATTGTCATACCGATAAGTAGCTCAGTAGACTCAGAATCAGTGATGTTTTGTTCTATCACTAACAGACCCTCAAATGATGCAAAGGGCCTGATTGGGTATTTTGATATCATACCTTGAGTGTAAGTTCCAATCCCTTTCTTGAGACAGACAGCTCTTACATGTGTATCACCACTTTGGTTTTCAGTGCAAACCATAATAATGGCTCCAGTGATGCTGTGGACTAATAGTTCTCCACGTTCAAAGATGATAGGTTTGATACATTTAACAATTTGACCAGCTGTTGTTCTTTTGTTCATAATGTCTCCTTCTAGACTTATGAGTTAAAATTTGTGGGATGACTACTGTTCTGTATCATCCCTTGAAGAGTTCCATGTTTCAACGAGCCCCAATTTCACTCTTTGAGCGTTGTCTACATCTAGTCCATGTTACACCTATAATACCCCTAGATTGGTAAGATAGGTTATCGTATCTTTATTCTTGTATCAATATTAGGTTCCAAGTGAATGACCAGCTATCATCAGCCAAGATAGCAATACACTTAGTTTGAACACTACCATCAATAGGCTTGTGGTCTTTAATCTTTATAACTCTAAGGATATCACCAGTAGGTTGACCAGCTCTATGACTACCATCCATAACATGAGCTTTTCGTACCAGTGAATTAACTTTAATGGTCATGGTTACCTCGATTCTCAGTGATACCTGTGTGGTAGAAGTTACTGTACTATATTATTCCCCCACGTGTACATATACATAAGGATAAGATTGAATGAGTCCAGATACTACTACCCACTTGTTAGGTCATCCCATTGAAAGAGATGATACCCAACAAATGAGTAACATCATGACTTAATGGTTTAACCCCTCAATTAAGAGGGGCTATTTTGTGCTAATAATGTCTCAACACGTGCAAGACGTATCTCGGTATCATCATTAATTGAGCTCTGAAGCTTTGCCCAGATATACTCTGCAACAGCAACTTCACCAGCAGCGATCATGGCAGTATGCAACTTCCATAGTCTTTCACGCTCTTCCGGTGGCATCTCAACTGGCTCACCCTGAAATCGACGAGCACCTCTTGATGCATTGCTAGCAGCATAACGGTTGTCACGACTACTAAATCCACCCATAGTACCTCCTAGTACAATAAGTAATTAAATAAACAATAAACTATCAAAAAGTAATCAATAATCAATTAACCAAAAAGCAATAGCAAACCCCCAATATAAAGGGGGTATCTTTATATATAAGACCGTATATAGAAATTCTATAAAAAATGAGATGTTGTTCCACTTACACCCTTGACATAGGGGGTAGCAAAGGTTATATTAGAGCGTTGACAATTAGATTCAGCCTTTCTGTTCCCCTGCGATGGTTCTACTGCGAGGCTTAGACATCGGGTTATAAAGTAACCGCCATAGGTTACCAGTGTTGTCCCCGGTATCAACGAAACGGCTTTCTATAAAGCAAGTGTATGGGTCATAGCGTACTGGCACTGTGGAAAGGAAGGCGGGAAACAAAAACTCAAAGGAGTTCACGACTCTCAGGGCGAAGCTATGCCTTGAGGTTAAACACTAACCAAATGATTAAACGCCACCTTGTCGGTGGCTAAGTAAGAAAGGCAACCAATGAATAACGATGGTGGAATAGATTTCGATGCATGTTTGGAGTGGAGAGATGAGACAAACGCTCTTCAACACTCGGAGTACATCAACTTTGGCTCAGTCTTATCAGACTACTCATACAATAACAGGAAACCCAATAGCATACGCTGGAATACCAACGAACACATTCGTAGGAACCATGCGAGCTACCTTAATTGGGTAGATGCAATAAAGGAAGCAATGGAATGAATAAAATACTAGTAATGCCAGTCAACACCGATGAAGCAGCAGAGATATACCAGAATGCTGTTCTCACTACGACTGAGCGACGTTACATCATTGAGTCTTTCCTGCCCATACCAAAGGAAAAGAAGGACGACGCTGAATACAAACCAAAGCTCTTGAAGAAGATATACCTACCTTCAGAGAAATACAGAATAGAAGAGGAATTTTAAATGAGCGAAGCATCAGCACAAAAACTACCTAACAGTGAATATATCAAGGCTGACATCAGTGACGAGAAGTATCGTCAGGTGATATTGTCTGGTGGAGAGATGTTCACAATAGAAGAACCCAAGACTTTGATTATACGTAAAGGTGGCGCAACCCATCGTGTTGTAACAAAATCAGGCAAAGTCTATTGTTATGAAGCTCCAGAATATGCAGGTCGCACTGCTTTAGTCTGGGAATCAGGCACAAACGAACCCGTACAGTTCTAAGGAGAATGATATGGCAACCAAAGAAGAAATACTATCAGGAGTCAAGCCAGAACTACAAATCATAGGTGGTGAGCCAAAGCTCCCTGAACCAGTAACAGCATATAATGAAGAGATACCAGAGAAACCTCAGATGCCTAAACTGCGTATTCAGTTCGTGGGTCAAAAGAAAGACCTGAATACCGAGGGTACAGTCACAGTGCATGGAGAGATGATACAGATACAGCAGTATGAGTTCTTCCTTCCGGAGTCTGAGTTTGAGCTTCCACAGTGGCGTGGGAGAGTAACCAATAGATGGTATTACCCATCAACAGCAATCAAAGAAATACACGTAGATGAAACTGACATCAAATAGGAGTTGATATGATAATTGCACTGGATTACGATGAGACGATGACCAAAGACCCAGCCATGTGGAGACAATTCTGCACATTGGCACAAGGTAGAGGTCATGATGTTATACTGGTAACAATGCGTTATAAGCATAGAGAACCTGTAAATACTGCTCTCGCATCATGGTGCAATAGGGTTATCTACACGGGTCGACAGGCTAAAGCTCCATATTTATTAGAACACTACAAGATAATGCCAGATATTTGGATAGACGACTTCCCATTTGGCGTTAACAACGACGCACCAGAAATGCCAGCAGCCAAACAGAAAGAACTAACCATAGAAATCAATGAAGGAGATATTGATGAGTAGAGTAGTAGTAAAGTTAGCAACCACCAAAGAAGTAGACACCGCTATGGGTCAGCAGGTACTCCCAGCAGAAAAAGTCTACGAATACCGTAACGCAGTGGTAGGCGATATAATGGAGAAATTCATTATTGTAAAGTGCCTAGTAAGTGATGCTCGTACAGCTCCAAAGGATGTATATATACCTATTTCCCCTCTCGCACTTATGGAGGTGCATTATGACGACGACGCTCCAGCTAAAGAAGATGAGCGTAATATAGCAGACACATCAACACCAAAACGTAAACCAGTAGAGGAAGAGGTAATTGTCGATGGATAATTTAAGTAAGATACTCACCAGTAGAATGATTGTTAGTGATGAAGATATGAATGATATGATACACGAAGTTATTAGGTACACTGAAAGTAGACCTAAGTATCAGAAGATGTGGCAAGATAACTATCCTGAACTAAGCTTTGAAGGGTTTATATACTTCAAATTCTCAGCATTAATTCATTCACTCCAACCCGTTATGCTTGATATTAAGTTCAAGTTGGACAACGGGGTGCTATATGGAGCAAGCTAAGTTTGAGAAGTTCATGGAAGATGTCATTTTCCCGCAGCTTAGAGCTGTTAGGAAAGATGGGCAAAATGAGTATACTATGTCTGATGACCATTTTGATAATTTTAACCGCATGTCTAACGATGTTGATATCGCTCCTCGCAAAGTTCTTTGGATATTCTTTAAGAAGCATCTTGATGGAATCTCCAACTTTCTGCGAGGCCGTACATCTCAACGGGAAGATGTCAGGGGGCGAATTAAAGATGCCATTATGTACCTCATGTTACTATGGGGTAGTATTGAAGATGAAAAACCAAGCGTCAAAACAAAAATTGTCAGTACAATAGGTACAGACTTGAAACTTGACAACCCACCACCACAGAGTTTCATAAAATAATGGACATCTATTCAATGGTATTATTGGGCAAGACCCCTACTGGGTATCCCGATTATGAATATGAAAAGACGGTTGCTAACCCCCTTGCAGGCCAATCAAGCCTGTTTGGGAGCATCGGTAAACCTACTCGTAAACAAAGGCAGATAGATGTTGGTTATATCCAGAAGGGCGAGAAGACTAATTTCTATGTAATGCCTAACCACCTAACCAAAGCTCGTGCTGTTAAATGGATTGGAGCAAATCGTTGGCATTCATCCAGACATAAAGACCAAGCAGAGCAATTCGTATATGGAGTACCTGCAAGCGATGAGAAGCTATAAGATAGGTAAAACAACACACCATGTCTACGAACTAGACGATGAGATACCAGAACACATACACCCGATAGCTGACTGGCGTGAATGCAAGAAGCATGATTGGGTTACTGCTGATGATGGTTGTGTCATCCAAGTTTTGAGATATGGCTCGATGAAACGGAGTAAGGGGAAGGTAAGAACCCGCAATTACATAGGAACCTGTACGGGAACCTTTGAAATACGTGAAAATGCCAAGATGGATACGTCAAGACGAGTAAATATATGGGCATTTGGTGGTAACATCTTACCAGAAGAGCGATTAAAGATACGTGAGAACTGTACCCCGAATGAAATAGTCTTTGTCAAGAAGATTATGGCGGGTACACCTATTTCAAAAGCGTACCTTGAGTCATTTCCCACCACTAATCCCGGCTATGCACAAGTAGCAGGAGCTCGTTTAGTCGCCACAAACAGAGTTGGAGAAGAAATGAAGAAAGAATTAGCACCATTAATGGAAAAACTAGGTATCACTGATGAGTTTATACTTCAGAAGTACTTAGAGGAACTATCAGCATTAGATGCGAAACCAGCAGATAGGCTGAAAGTTCTCGATACCTTTAAAAAGCTACGAACAATGGATGATACTGCACAAGTTCAGACATTACAGGTGGGAGCAGCACAGTTTTCTGGGTTTCTAGACAGTGAAATTGATACGGCAGCATCACCAAATGAAATACAAGAGGCAGTAATTGAAGAATAAAGCTTGTTTTAGTACACAAACCCAGTTAATTTATACACATGGAGAGCGATATGGAACAAAAAGCAGCCAATAAACCACGAAAACGTCAAGGAACCAGAAGATGAGTGACATAGACATATCAACAAGAGTATTCAAGGAAGGCATTACAATTCAATCAAACGGAATGGTTCGCCTGCCTGATGGTCAGTTTTTCGCTAAACTTGACAAAGAATTTGAATCAAATGACCCAATATTTGACCAATTTGAATTAGAAGAATCAATGAAGCAACGAAAGGCATATGAGAATGAGTACTAGAAAAGGAAAACGACAAATGCCCAAGGGTTACGTACAATCGGCTATTTTACAGCTTAATCAGGCAATTCAGATATTGCACAGCCGATTAGCTGACGTAGAAATCATAGTGGAGCATTATTATGAGACACACGAGGATGAAGTATTGGCATTTTTAGATAAGAAAAAGACCGAAGTTGAAGCGCAAGCAAAACTCAAGGCACAGGAGCAGACGGTAGATGACAGCAGTACACATAGGGAACGTAAGTCAGAAGGAACAGGCACTCCAGTTAGCAAAGAATGACCTGATTGCTTACGGTAAATTATTTTTACCTGATGATTTTAGACGTTCAGAAACACCTTTTTTTCATTATACGATAGCTGATAAGCTGCTGGATTGGAATATTCGGCAGCAAGCTATCATTCTACCTCGTGGACATGGCAAAACCGTACTAACTAAAGCAAATATTTTACATGACTTCTGTTTCGCAGACCCCAAAGACCCATTATTCTATGGCTGGGTTGCTGCTTCAAGTCGTATCTCCATACCCAACCTTGACTATGTTAAATATCACTTAGAGTATAACGACCGTATCAAATACTATTTTGGTACAATGAAAGGTCGTAAATGGACTGAAGATGATATTGAATTAGCTAATGGTTGTAAACTCGTATCAAAATCAAACCTTTCTGGTATACGTGGAGCTGCCAAGCTCCATAAGCGTTACGAACTTGTAGTGCTTGATGATTTTGAGGACGAAACCAATACATTAACACCAGACTCTAGGTCTAAGATTGCCAACCTTGTAACAGCAGTTGTATTCCCAGCATTGGAGCCAAAGACAGGTAGACTACGTATAAATGGTACTCCTGTTCACTTTGACTCTTTTATTCAGAGAATACTTGTAGGTTATGAACAAGCCATGAAAGAAGGTAAAGATTATTCATGGGATGTTGTAACACATAAAGCAGTTCAAGAAGATGGTACAGCATTATGGCCCAGTTGGTTTGGACATAAAGAGCTTGAGCGTAAGAAGAAATTCTATGCTGACTCAGGCACACCACAAAAGTTTTATCAAGAATATATGATGGAGGTTCAGAGTGAAGAAGATTCAATCTTTAGAAGAGACCATATACGTTATTGGGATGGTATATTTAAGCACGATGACGATTCCGGGCTTAATCTATTAAAGGTCACAGACCGTAATGGAATCGCAGTTGAGGAAGACTGGCGACCAGTTAATGTCTTTGTTGGCGTTGACCCTGCCACAGATTCTATAAGACGAGACGCTGATTTCTCTGTAATGCAACCAGTGGCAGTAGACTCAGATAATATGATATATACGCTAGACCCAATTCGCAAAAGGTCTTTACCAGTACTGGGTATTCCCGGCTCTGATAAACCCGGTATTGTTGACTATATGTTCAATATGTCAAGCACATACCACCCTAATTTGTTTGTGATTGAGGACACCAGCATGTCAAAACCAGTTATCCAAGCAGTACGTTCAGAGATGATGAGACGTAACAACTGGTCACTACCATTCAGGCCGGAGAAACCCGGTAATCACATGTCTAAGAGAGATAGAATACAAGGCATACTGGAACCCCGACTACCTGTTGGGCAACTTCATATCAAGAAGAACCATTATGACCTTCAGCGAGAAATTTTAACCTTCGGCCCACGTATGGCACATGATGATACTATTGATGCCTTGGCGTATGCCATCAAGTTCGCACATCCACCGAATGCGAAGAAGGATGCAGATAGCGGTGAATATGTATCATTTAAACCAAAACCCAGAGATTGGGTTACAAGTTAGGAGATAACTATGCTAGGAATTAGTCGCTTTAATTTTCAACATGCGCTTAATGTCATCGCATCCAAAGGGATGTTGATTGCTGCAAACCTTATCCCCGGTTGGGAAGTGAGCCATAAGTTTGGTCATAACACTGCCGTAGGGACTTCCTTTTTGGATATAGATGCTGTACCAGTAGATTGGTCTGCGTGGACTGCTGATTCAGTCGTGAAGATTACGTCAGCCTCAACAGCAGATGATGTCGGCAGTACAGGAGCCACATCGGTAATTGTGTATGGCTTTAACTTTGCAGGAGACAAAGTGCAGGAAACAGTAGCTATGGATGGTCGGACTACCGTATTAACAACAGCATTATTTTACCGTATTTATAGGCTAAGAGTTATTGCTGCTGGTAGTGGTGGAACAAATGCAGGAATCATCTATGCGGGAACTGGAACAGTCACCACTGGTGTACCAGCGACTGTATATTACAGTATCCCAATCGGTTATGGTCAGTCAATGGGAACACATGCTCACGTACCTTTTGGGCATAAAGCATATATCATGTCTGTTCATGCTACCACAAATGATACAAAGGGTTTAATTGCTCGTATCCATGCACATGCTTATGGTGAAGTTGAGAATGTGAAACACGAATTAGCTGGCTATGCTGGCTCTAGTGTGCCTTACACATTTGACCCACCTAAAAGAATAGATGGTCGTGCAGACATTCATTTGGATGCAAAGGCTTCTGCCTCTGGTGCTCATGTGGCTGGTGGATTTTCAATGGTAGTTATTAAAGACAGTAGAGTAAGAAACTAGGAGTAAATTATGGCACGAGAGAAGAAATCTACGCAAATTAGGCAACTGTTCAATATATCGAATGGTCAAAACCGCCATCAGTGGCGCAAGATTAATGTGCGTGGCAATGACTTCGCTCACGATGTCCAACTTACAGAGAGTCAGATTGATGACTTAAAAGCACAAGGAATGCCTTATCACACCGTTAATCGCATCTTGCCAGTTGTGGAAATGCTCAATTTCTATGCGACAGCGAACAATCCTCGCTGGCGGGCTGTGGGTGTGGAAGGGTCTGATTCTGCGGTTGCTGCGGTTTTCAGTAGTCTCTCTGAATATGTCTGGCATTTGTCAGATGGTCAAACCAAATATGGCAATGTAATCAATGACTCAATAACAAAGAGTCTTGGTTATATGATATGTTCAGTTGACACAGATATGGACGACGGAGCAGGCGAAGTAGTATTAGACACAGTACATCCTTGGGATGTCTTTCCAGACCCCAAAAGTCGAGATATGTTATTTCGTGATGCTGGCTATATTTTTATTAGAAAGCTTTTACCTAAATCGTATCTCATTAGAATGTTCCCAAATTATCAAGCCAAGATTAAAAAGGCTACTGGGAATGACTCTAATTATTATGACACAAGCGAAAAAGAGATTGGTGGTGACCAGCATCTGTTCAATCCACATGATGATTATGGGATGTCAGATGTTATCAACCCCGATGGTACACATGAACAACTTATCGAATACTTTGAAATGTATGAGAAGATTAGAGTTCCTTATGTGAACGTCTTTTACCGCAAACCTCTTACTAAGGCACAACTCAAGCAGGCTCAACAGGCTGCGAAGGTTTACCAGCAAGAGATTACTCAGGAAATGCAAGTTCAGTTAATGGAACAACAGCAACAGATGATGCAAGCCGTGCAGGAAGGCAAAATGCTTCAAGCCCGTATGGACTTGGAAATGCAGAAGGCTCAGAAGATGGCTGAACAACAGATTCAAGTTGCAGTGCAGGAACACATGAGTAAGGTTCAGGCTGAACTATCTAAGATTGAGAATAAGATAGTGTCTCAAAAAGAGTATGATAAATTGGCTAGCGTGGCGAAATTTGCGAAGCAAATTGTCGACGCTATCAAGTTCAACGGCACACGAATCAGACAGACTGTCATGGTCGGTGATATTGTGCTATGGGAAAAAGTTCTTCATGAAAGAGTGACTGAATATCCTATTGTTCCCTTCCATTACAAATGGACTGGTACGCCTTTCCCAATGTCGGCTGTAAGCCCACTGGTAGGTAAACAGATGGAAATCAATAAGATGCACCAGTTGCTTATCCATAACGCTACGCTGGGTTCTTCCTTGCGATGGATATATGAAGAAGGAACGATTGATGCTAGAGTTTGGGAGAAATATTCAGCTAGTCCCGGCGCACTTTTACCAGTTAAGCCCGGAGCTGAAAAGGCCCCACAACCTGTATTGCCAGCACAGTTACCCAACGCATTCTTCACTCTGATACAGAATGATAAGAATGACATGGAGTATCTAGCGGGAATTTACGCTAGTATGCAAGGTGACACAAGTTCACAGCATGAAACGTTTAGAGGGATGCTTGCCCTTGATGAGTATGGCACTCGACGAATCAAGCAATGGATGAAACAGTCGATAGAACCTTCTTTACGTCAACTAGGGAAGATTATACTTCAGTTCACCCAAGCAACCTATACCGCCAATAAGCGATTCCGTATCGTACAGCCTTCTCATATACTTGAGGAGCGTGAAGTCGAGTTCAACATACCGCTATATAGTGATATGGGCGAAGCAATCGGTAAGAGCATGGATTATCAAGCATGTAAGATGGATGTCAGAATTGTATCTGGTTCCACAATGCCTGTTAATCGCTGGGCTTATCTTGCTGAACTCAAAGAACTGTTACAGCTTGGTGTCGTTGATGACTTGGCTGTGCTCGCAGAGACTGACATCAAGGATAAAGAACGCATTGCTCAGAGAAAATCTCAGTATGCACAGATGGCAGGCAAGATAGAACAGATGGAAGAAGCTCTGAGCGATTCAGAGGGAACCGTCGAAACTCTGGAGCGTCAGTTGGTACAGGCTGGAATCAAGGAAAAGGTTACACAGGCTGCCCTAAAGGTAGGTGGAATGGAGAAAGACTATGAAGTTGCTCTCGATAAAATCCTAACTGACACGGCTGCAAAACAAAAGGTCTTGAACGAAGTTACAAGTGCAAAAGCACAAATGCAACAAAGTCAAGAGAAATCTGTTGACAAAAACAAGAATAATAGTTAGATTATTCGCAGGAGGTAAAAATGGGTAAAGAAAGCACAGGAATCGTAGGTAACCCCAATATTGACTTATCAATGGTTGATGACGGCTCCGACGGTAACGCTGATTTCTTTGAGGCCCTCGATCTCAAAGTTAATGGTTCACAGTTCGATTTATCAGGAGAAGATGATAATGAAGGATTCCCTGCGCCAGTCCCCCAAGGTAACCCCGAAGGTCGTAGAGGTGACGGTGTAACAGCCAAAAAATCACCTAAACGGCGGGAAGGCTCCAGTTCAAGTGGACAAACAGAATTAGAAGAACGTCTTGCTAACTTAGAAGGCCGATACTCTGATTCAAGCCGTGAAGCTCAACGGCTAGCTGCTGAGAATAAGGAATTGCAAGAACTAAAAACTTTTGCCCCTATTCTTCAGGCAATGAAACAAGACTCCGGCTTAGTTGATTATGTCGAGGATTACTTAACGTCTGGTGGTAAACCAGCGAAAAGTATCCAAGAACAGCTTGGGCTAGGTGAGGATTTTCATTTTAATGCTGATGAGGCACTCGACCAAGATACAGATTCTGGTAAGGTGCTTGCGACATACGTGGATAAGATGGTACAAAAACGTGCTTCTGACTTAATTAATCAGGAAAAGGTTCGTGCTCATCAGACACAGTTGCAGATAAAACAACAGCAGGAAGCGAAGGTGTTTATGAAAGAGCGTGGAATGACGGAAGAACAGTTCGGTGATATGATGGCACGCGCCAAATCTCATATCATGACGCTTCCAGACCTTGACTTAATTCTAAACCGTGAAAATGCCACTAAAAACATCGCAAATGCTCAGAAGAAGGAAATGCTTGAGCAGATGCAGGGTGTTAGAAAGCTGCCAACAAGCCAAGGTGCTGCTATAAGTTCTGATGATGGAGGAGACAGTCGCTCGCAAGACGACGTTCTCTTCGATAGAATGCTTAGTACAGAAGATAACTTGGACAACATATTCGATTTTGAAATATCTTAATCGGAGAATAATAGGAGAGTAAAAAAATGGCTGCTGAAATACTATATTCAAGTGGTAATGATATCGGTACTTTTACCGATTATGACCGAGACAGTGGTGATGCCTCGGCGTATAATACTGGTGACCTTCGGAGGCGATATAACTTTGGGAAACGTATCTCAGAACTAAATATTCCCCAAGACCCTTTCTTTCGTTTAGTAAGTAAGGTAAGGCGTGACCCAACTGACGACCCAACTTTCAAGTATATTGAAAAACGTCCCAGTTGGCATAAACGCTATGCGTATCCAATGGGCCACGTAGTTACAACAGATGATGATTCTTTTGATGATGCTACACTCCAGAACTATAATGGTTTAGATGATGGCAGTAATGAAACAATCGCTGCTGGCGACACTGTAAAGATATACTTTGCGACTGATTATAAGTCTGAAGGTAACTTGCAGAACGTCTATGGCAACTCTAACAACAAGATTGATGTCGGTGACGCTGGTACAGCCCCAATATTCTTCCTTCCTAATCAACTGGTGAAGGTGAATTTGTCGGCTACTGCTGATGGTGGCACTGCAATTAGTGACTATATGGTTTTCCGTGTAGATACTGTTGGAGATGCTGGCGACAAAACTATCCAAGCAGTAACACGCTCTGTCGTGCTGTTGACTGGTACTGTTGTTAAAGCTGCAAGTGGTGAATACACATCATATACAAGCAACGTACCAATCGGTGCTGCTGCTGATTTTACAGTATATAGCAAAGTAATCTCAACATCTCTAGAGCCTATGCGTTCATACGTTATTAGTAACGTGTGGGGCAAAGGTACTGGCGTACCCCAGACATGGAACGACCAGCCCTTCCTGACCAGTTATGGACAGACCCAGATAGTGAAAACTGCTCTGGCAATGACCAATACTGACCGGGCAACTGTGCTGAAGCTTGCTCCGAATGAATGGGAACGTATCTGGAAAGAAAAGCTCATTGAGCATAAATGGGACTTAGAGGAAATGGGTCTGTTCTCAGCACAGTCTGGAACATACCGAACTACTCAGGGTGCTGTTGACTTCATCGTTAATCATGGTAACGTATTCTCATTGAATACTGCTACCAAGGATTCTGATGATTTCCTTATAGATATGTCGAGTTACTTCGACCCACGTTACAACCAAGCTGGTGCAACAGTCTTCATGTGTGATACTGACACATATAACTGGCTGCATAAAATTGGTGGTTACTTCGGTAACAACGTGGACATCAACACCCAGTTCCGTGCTGACCTGACCGTTCAAGGTCGTGGTAAGCTCTTAGGTCTGGCTACTACCAAGATATTCACACCTTATGGTGATATGAATGTCATGCGTAATATCCACCTTGACGGAAGCTCTGTCAAGATGCTAGGTATCAACTTGAAGAACGTGAAATATCGTCCTCTCAAGGGTAACGGGTTAAACCGTGATACTTCCATCTATGTCGGTGTTCAGACTCTAGAGAACACTGGTATTGACAAGCGTGTTGACCTTATCCTCACGGAAGCTGGATATGAATGGTCATGTCCTGAGTCCCACGCAATGTGGTCGTAAGATAAACCAAATGGGGAGGGGCTTCGGCCCCTTCCCTTCCATAAGGGGTAAGACATGGCTTTAACTACAAGACAACTGCTTGAACTCACATCTCAACATCATCCTGAACTCGGTGAGACTCAGATGATTTTGTGGTTTAACCAAGCAATGGAAAGATTCGCAGATGATGGTGCTCAAACTAAGACTGCACATGACACATTCAGCACTGTGGTAGACCAGCAATATTATGATTTGACAGATAGCCTATCTGGAGTCCTATCAAGTATCACTCGTGACGACCAACTGATTCATATATCACAAGTACGTTATGGTGGTGAGAATATAGGCGAACTTATTAACCCAGAAGATGTGGAGGGCTACTAATGTCTACTTCAGATGGCAAGTATTGGTATATTAAAGACGATTCAGAGTTAGGGATTGTGCAATTTGACCTTGACGCTGAGTATGAGCCTATCATCGAAGGTGTTGAAGAAGTTGTAACTATTACAGTTTCCTATGAATACAAACCAGCAGAACTAGCTATTGACGCTCTGACTGTTGAACCTGACCTACCAGCAGAAGTACAGGAAGCATTGTCTTTCTATGCTATCTATCGTGGGTATCTGATAAAGAAGGCTACAAGCCCCTCAGAAGCTCAACATAACGCTAGGCAGGCCCAGATACACCTAACTATGTTCAACGAGGCTCTACGACGCGCACAGGAGCTTAAAAACAAAGATAAGACAGAACGCATACGTTTTATACGTGCTCCATACCCTTTTGGGCCAGCGAGGTAATATATGGCTACTAGATTTCAAACAAGAATTGAAGATTACGTAGGGGCTCGACCAGTAGGCATGGAATTGCTTGATTGGCAGATTGCTATTAGTGACTGGATGACTTCGGTTGCTAGAGTTGTATTTGAGGCTCTACCAGAAGAAAGATTAAGAAGTGTAGCTCCATTACCTATTGCAACAGTAGATGACGATGGTGTACCTGCTGATGACAAGAAGATTATTGCTGTTACACGAACTGGCTATGAATGCCTTTTAGCGCAGTCTAGACGTATACAAGATATACAAGACGACGGGTCTATCTACTTTGCGACAGATTTTAAGCCTTGGTATTATATTTCAGGTGGGTTGGTAAGGATATTTCCTGCTCCCACAGCCGAAGAACCTGCTGCGTTGTACTACATACCTATCCCAACAGTGGCGTTTGATGATGCATCTATCCGTAATTTTCCTTTGGAATACGAACAGTTAGTTGTACTCGGAGGGGCTGTCAGAGCAAAGCTGAGACAAGTAAGTGCATTAAGGGATACATTAGCTGACTTAACCGTTAGTGTTACTCTTGGTGAGTCCTTGCCAACTACCTTTAATAGTGGTGCTCCGATATTCGTGGCTCCTACACTAGATGTAAGCGCAGAACACACCGCTATTGCTACTTATATAGATACAGAGGAAGATGTAGAGCTTGGTGCTGCTAAGATGCAGGTCATAGACCGTAAAATTGGAGAGTTTCAAGCACAAATGGGTAAAGCTACTGCTGAGTTTCAAGAGGCATCGGCTGCTATCCAAGCTGAATCACAGGAACATCAATTAGAAATGGGACGCTATCAGGCTGCTGTGCAGGTTTGGGCTCAAGATGTTCAGATAGAGGTTCAAGAGTATCAGGCATCAGTACAAACTACTATGCAGAAAATACAACTAGGCATGACAGAGTATCAAGCTCTTAACCAGCAATTCCAGCAGGAATTTCAGATACTATCTGGCTCAGTTGCAGTAGCCTCTAGGAAACAATAGGAGATTATATGAGTGATAGAATCAGAACGGCAATCTCTATTACGCCTGTCGAAACGCTTGCAAGCTCGGAAGATGCGACAAAGACCAGAGATATACTCTCGCCAGTCACCAATAAACCAATCGCATCCCAAAGTGAAATTGCCCTTGGGTCGTTGGACAGTGCTCAAGGCTGGGCTTCAGGAGTTCCTGCGTACCAAAGTGCTACAACATCGAGAGTAGCTCAAGAAGGTGGTGGGGGAGGTTCATACGATTTTGTTTATATACGACATACTGGGTATAAATACGTCAGTTCATCCGTTTTGGGTGTGGCTACTTCTGCTACACTTGATATACAGGTGTATAGTCAGGGAGAAGCAGATTACGTGACAATAGCAAGGTTACAACCCGGAGATATTATGCCCTTTTTAGGATATGTTGAGACTGGGGCTATTTTTATTAAAGCAAGCACAAGCACAATAGCAGTAGAATATATGAGGGTGACATAATGGCAGCAGTATATGATATACGAGTAACAGAAGGGTATGACTATTCAGAGAGTTTTACATTCAATGATAGCAACGGTGACCCTAAAGATTTGTCAAGTTATACTTTTGACTGTGACTTTAAGGATGTTTTAGCTGACCCAGCCATAGGTAGTTTTGTGGTTAATACAGCTCAAGCAGCAAATGGGATACTAATACTATCTCTCAATAAAACTACTCTATCAGCCTTAATGGATGCTGGGGTGAGGTACTACTATGACCTTTTACAGATAAATGGCACAACTTACACTCAGTTGATGGTCGGGCGAGTTGAGGTTGGGGTTGGGATTTCCAACGGGTCATAATGGCTGAATCACAAATAATTCGGGAAGAATCAACTCCATCTCATACTATCCAATCGGTTAGTGCTAGCTCTACGACAATTAGTGCTAGTAGGCTCGGTGCGGGTAATGGTGAGGTAGAGTGGGACAATATAAACGCTACATATTTTAAATTTACATCTATACCTGCTCTAATAAGTGGGAATGTGTTTCAATGGTACAATGATAGTGATTTCCTGTTGGGACTCACGTTTGATGGCATCTTACAGTTTAAGGAACAATCAGCTTTGCCAAATTCTTTAACTGGAGGCTTGCTTTTCTATGATAATAACTTATATTTAGGGCAGAGTTAAGGAGGCTTAAAATGGCATGGACAAAAATATTACTTAGTGGGGCGGTTGTTAATGCGGATATTAACGCAAGTGCAGCTATCGCCACATCAAAACTTAGTGGGGAAATCACAAGTATCACTGGACACGGAACAGGAACAGCAGCTCTGGTAAATACTGGACTAACAGTCGGTCTTATTCCGACTATTGGAACTGGTGGATTAGAGGCTGACGACATATTGATTATTAATGGTGCTGGAACTGAGATGGTTGGTCTTCAGGCTGCAAGTGGTTTTAACCTTGCTCTTGGTACTGGTGCTGGGACTGTATCTGAAGGTGACCACACTCACTCAGGGGTATATGCGCCAGTTGCACACACTCTTGACAGTCATAGTGACATGGCTACGGGTAAGGTTAGTGGGGACATCGTGTACTATAATGGTGGTACATGGCAACCCGCGACTCCAGCAGAGGCTGGTGTTGCAACAGCAAGTCACAACCATACAGGAACTTATGCTCTTATTGGTGGTGCTAGTGGACAGAACTTCGCAACAAATGATTTAACTGTAGCTGGTAACCTGTTGATAACAGGCGAGTTACAGCAAGCAAGTATTACAGAACTGCTCGTTGAAGATATAAAGATCACACTGGGTAATGGAGCCCATAACACATCAGCTACAGATGGTGCTGGAGTGATCATTGACAATGATGCAACCGATGCTGACCGCACATCATTATATTTTGTTGATGGTACTGGTTGGAATTTTAAACATGGTGAAGATGCCGTAACAGGTAACCCCGCCCTCAAACTGATGGGCGCAACAACTTCAGCCGGAGCAGCATCACATACCGCAGCTTTGGGTATGATGCATTATAACACATCCGATTCATCGTGGTATATTTACACTTAAAAGGAGTAAATCATGGTAGAGCAACCAACAAACGGAAGGATAGTACAGTCGGATAAGGCAGCTCCAAAGCCTACAACGACTGGTATTAACTTCACAATCAAAGACACGGAGTTCCTACTCAAGATGTTTGGCAAGATTCAAACCTTTGCTGGACAGGAACTAGAGCAAGGCTCCAATACACTAACCAAAGTAAAACTTATTCATGATGAACTAATGAATAGGGTTTACGCACTTTAAAGGATATAAAACATGGCTAAAGCAAAAGTAAAAGAAGTAGAACAAGAAGTAACAGTCCCAGAGTTCCCAGAGATAGAGTTTACTGAGGGAGATTATACAATATTGTGGTCATTGGTAACTTCTGATAAAATCAACGTTCCTATCAATATTGCACCCGCCGTTACAGCGTTGCAAAAGAAACTTGAGGCAGTTAAGGCGTATTATGAGTCACTAGTACAAGCTCCTCAAGCATAGGAACCCACTTCTTCACTTTAGGAGGTAACGACGGTGGCATGGACTAAGATATTAACGACAACTGACGTAGATGATAGCCCCGTAAATGGGGCTTCTACGGTTCCAGTAAGTTCTAATTGGGCTTATGACCATAATGCAGGTACAGGCAATAGTAAACATGTGCCAGCAGCGGGGTCAGTGGGACAATTCTTACAATACAATGGTACATGGGCTACACCACCCGACCTTAATACGTGGAGAAATGTAGATGATACTCCTGTTAATGGTGTAACAACCGAATCTATCAGTTCCAACTGGGCTTATGACCACGCAGCGAGTTCAACAGGGCATCCAATAGATGCTAGAACTGTTGCCGTAGCTGGTGATACTATGACTGGCAACCTGACAATGCTCAAAGCCAATCCTATGATTGATATTAGGGCTTTGGATGAGGATATCGCAGTATTACGCCTTTGTGATAATGAAGCTGATACTACTCAGATGGCAAGGCTTGAGTTTAATACGGCATCATCTGACGCACTTCGTTTTTATGTAAACTCTACAACAGCAGAAATGACCTTGACAAGTGCAGGCGCACTAACAGTTCTTGGCGGTATGGCATGGAGTGGTGGTACTTCTGCCAATGCCAATACAGCCTATGGATGGGGTGACCACGCAGGGCTTTATTCAGTCCTAGCACATAACCACGACTCAGACTATTTAGGACTCACCGCACAAGCAAATGACTCAGACCAATTAGACGGCTACGATAGCACAGCATTCCCACGTAAAGCGGAAGCAGCCACAATAAGCAGCACTTGGACTTTTAATAATATTACAGTCTCAGGGACAGTAGATGGTCGTGATGTATCGGTTGATGGCACTAAGCTAGATACCATAGCTACAAGTGCAAATAATTATACATTTCCATACACTGTAAGTGCATCAGCAGGCAATAGCACTGTTGTTCAGAGACATTCAAGTGGATATATTTACGCTAACTATTTTAACACGACTCCAAATACCGTAACTAGTGGTGTTACGCAGGTATGCGTAGAAACTGGCAATGATGGGTTTATCCGTCACGGTTCAGCAGGGGCTATTCGCACATTTATTAACGTTGCATCTGGAGCCACAGCAAATACTGGAACAGTAACTTCAGTAGCGACATCTGGTTCTGTTAGTGGTTTAACATTGACTGGTGGCCCAATCACTACATCAGGTACAGTCACTCTTGGTGGAACAATATCTATTTCTGCATCCAATATAACTGATGTAGCACCTTTCAGCCAATCAGGAACTTATATGTCCCTGAGAGCTGGAGCAACAACGAAGGGTGATGTCGGGCTCGGTTCTGTAGAGAATACTGCACTCTCAACTTGGGCTGGCACCTCCAGTATCACCACTGTTGGTACACTTTCATCTGGAGCAATTCCATGGAGCCTAATCACTGGCGAACCGACTCATGACAATTATGTATCCTGGAATATGATTGATTCTGACGATGGAGTTCATGCAATTTCATCTGGAGAAAACTTCCAGATAAAAGATGGCAATGGATTAACATCTGCATACTCATCTGTATCGTGGACAAACGAGATTACGTTCACTCTCGGGACTCCATCTACAACAACTCAGGCTACTTCAAATGCTGTCACAGGGTCTAGCCATACTCATGCGTGGACTCACACTTCAAGTAGTAACTGGGATACGGCATACGGCTGGGGTAACCATGCATCAGCTGGATACCTCACATCTGAAACTGATAGCCAAACCCTATCTTACGCATCTTCAACTGGGATACTGACAATCTCTGGTGGGAATACTGCTGACCTTGGAATTGGAACGTCTGATAGCCCCACTTTCGCAGCGTTAACTATCACAGGTAACGGTACTTTTGGGAGCACATCACGCACAGCAAACACGACAGTTAAAGCTCTCGCCGGGAATGGTTACAATACTGGTTTTGAAGCCTATGGTCTTTCACAAGGTACTGGGTATATGTATGTTGGACAATCCACTACTCATGGTGGTGGTATGTACTATAATGGCGATGGGACTCCATCCTTTGCGACTGGAGAATCTACTGACCACATTACCTTTTACAGAAATGCATCATCAACCAAGACAGTAGTGTTTGATTACGGATATAATGATGGCATTGTAGATTTTAAAGTAGGGCCTACGTCATCTGGTGTAGCAATAGCAACAGTTAATACTAACTGGTCTGCTGCTGACATCACATCTGGGACTCTTGCTGTTGCACGAGGAGGAACAGGACTCACCTCTGGATACAATAATACTAACTGGGACACCGCATACGGTTGGGGCAACCATGCTTCGGCTGGCTATACAAGCAATACAGGCACAGTAACTTCGGTTGGTACAACTGGCACAGTAAGCGGTATAACCCTTACAGGTACAGTCACAACTTCTGGGACTCTAACACTTGGCGGTACAGTAGCTATTACATCTGCTAACATTAGCGATGTCGCTGCATTCTCACAATCTGGAACTTATATGTCACTACGAGCCGGGGCAACAACCGCAGGCGATGTAGGATTAGGCTCTGTCGAGAACACAGCATTAAGCACTTGGGCAGGGTCTGCAAACATCACAACACTTGGCACTGTTACTACTGTTGGTAATGTAGATGGTAGGGACATAGCTGCTGATGGTACAAAACTTGATGGCATCGAAGATAACGCTAATGAATACACGCTTACCAAGGCTGGTGTTGAAGCAGTCCTTACTGGAGCGATTACGACACATACACATGCTGTTGGTTCACATAACTTAACTGACCACGGTGACGTTTCAATATCGGCAGTTGGTGCAGGCGAGATTATGTATTATAATGGTGGGACATGGCAAAATGCTACATTAGCAGAAGCTAGTGTATCAGGCACAAGCCATAACCATAGTGGTACATATGAACCCGCAGACTCAGCTATTGTTAAGTCTGATGAAGCAGAAACCATTTCTGCCTCATGGAACTTCAGTAATGCATTAGTGGAAGTGGCTGATAAGATTGGTCATTATGGTGACACAGATACCTACATGACATTTGGAACAAATACATGGGGAGTCTATACTGGTGGTGGTTCTGCAATATCAGTCAATACTTCACAACAGACGACATTTAGTCAACAGGTAACAACAGCTAAAAACCTTATAGTAGGTTCAGGCCTCTCGATATCAGCCAGTGACCTTACACTTGCGACTGGTAACATTGTTGTGGCAGGCGGAGCTACTGTTGATGGTGTAGATGTCTCTGCGCTAAACATAGCAGTTTCAAGTCACTATTCAGACACATCAACTCACGGAGTTACAGGGTCTATCCTTGGAACTGAAGATGTAGATGATACACCCGTGAATGGTGCAACCACAGTACCAGTCTCAAGTAACTGGGCTTATGACCATGTGTCTGCATCAGACCCCCATTCAGTGTATGGACTGAAAGACCGCCCAGCATTCTTAGTTACTAATGAGGTTGCTGATACATTTGGTGTCGGCATACAAACTAAGGTTGATTTTAATCTAGAGATTTTTGATACGAACAGTAACTTTTCAGCAGACACCTTTACAGCTCCATCAGCAGGTAAATATCAACTGAATTGCACATTAAGGCTAGACAATATTGATACTGGAGCAAGTAATTACCAGATTAGATTCGTTACTTCCAATCGTACATACTACTGGCTATATGACCCAAACTTTACAGCAGATTTAAGCTATAATAGTTTTCAGATTGCTGAATTGGTAGATATGGATGCCTCAGACACAGCTTATGTTGCTGTTTACCAAGTCAGCGGTGCTAATCAGAGTGATGTTGATGGACAAACTAACCTATGGACAAGATTTAGCGGGTTTCTCGCAATCGAGGATTAAGGAGCATATATGGATATAGTAATTACACTTTCAGATACAGAGGCTAAGATATTACAAAATGATATTTTAGATATTGAGCAATGGCTTAATGAAGCAGTCGTTGGCAAGATCAATCAATGTACAAAACGTTTTTTGAAAGAATGGCAACCTAAGTTATTCGCAGATACCACTATTGACACCATACCAGCAAATGAAGCTGATTTAATTGCGTTAGTCTTATTGAGAAAAGACTACAAAAACAGAGCAGTACGCGAAGCAGAAGCGGAAGCAGAGTTGACAAAAGGAGGTTAGAATGGCATCACCATTAACGGAAAGGGAAGTGCAGAGATTCTATGACAAGCAGGATAAACTTGAGAAAGAACTCCTCGCACATATAGTAGAGGGTGCGAAACATCACCAAAAACAAGTAGACGTATGGGAATACCAAAAGGGACAGTTTGAGGGAATTGTTCTTCTCCAAAAAGAAATGATTACACATCAAAAGACTACAAACGGTAGGGTGACTACCCTAGAGGGTGTGAACAAGACAAGGAAGATTAAAACAGTATTGCTAGCATCATTAGCGTCAGGAACCGTAGCTTTAATAGGGTTTTTGCTCACAGCGTTCAGGTTATCGAATGCACTTGCAGATATGGTAGTATCAGGTTAAATTAGGAGTGGTGAGTATGAAAAATGAAATTACATTGACATTTACAAAAGTGCTGGTAGCCTACGGAGCAGTTACTGGTTCCGTTCAAATGTTTGTTAGTCCCTTTTTAAAGGAACCGATGGACACAACCGTATTTCTCGCCGTATGGGGAACCGCAGGATTGCTTCTTGGTTTATATAATCAGCAAACAAAACCGAAAGTGTAGCTATGAAAGAAATTGCTGGGTGGTTGTTAGCAGGAGCTTTACTAGCATTGATGTTACCGTCAGTGTTCAGTCCTTATAAAGCACCCATCTTAGATTCAAGTGAAGTTGTAACACACACAGACACTATGGAAGGTGAGATAGTTAGGGTAATAGTACCCGGCCCTGTCAGATGGTTGAGGGATACTGTATATGTAGATAGCTCTGGTGACTCATTAGCATCTCAAGTCGTACAAAGCGATACTGTTGAAGTAACTGATGGAACCTTTGTCTCAGCACAATTCTTTGCGGAACGCATCTTTGAGCCTAGAGGGTTCAAGTTTGATTACCAAGGCAAAGCTCCCGATACTATTAAGATTAAAGAGTCAGTTTATATCCTTCCTGATGGCTTAGTTGTACAGCCTTGGATGGCGTATACAGCATTAGGTCTTAGTGCTATCATAGGATATAAGATAGGAGATTAATATGGCTGAAGAACCAGATATCCAAGAGTTAAGGACTATGTTGCATCAATTAAAAGACTCTGCTTTTGTTGGGCCAATAGACTTCTCCCCAATTGAAAGCCCAGCTCACCTTGACAGGATGAGATTAAGTATAGAAGAGGCTAATGACTCTCTTTTAGCTGCTGGTCATGGGGCCAGCCTGTGGGATAGGTATTTGGATATTAGACATACGTTTGATAGCGAAATGATTCCTGACAACCTTACTGCCGAGGACTTTGGGCCGGAAAGAAGAAATTCTGCTGGCTCCCAGCAGGATTCAGATATCAAGTTTAACACTACAAGCACTTTCAATAACCCAGATGTTAGCACATATACCCATGAAGTATCGCACTTAGTGAATGAAAACAACAGAGATTTGCGTAGAATCTTCGGAGGATATGTGACAGATGCATTGCGCTCTAAGAATGATGCATGGGATTCATATTACTATAATCCAGAAGAGATACAAGCGAGGATAGCTAGCACTGTATACGACAGGGAAGCTGGAATCATAGATAGTGCCACAGCATCAAATGATCTAGCTAAACACGGGCTAGTAGCAAGACGCTCTAAGGAAATGCTAGAGGATGAAGATGTGAAGGATGCCTATCTTGACCTGCACTTAAATCATATGAAAACCATATTCTCAAGTTTATTCGGAGAGAAGTAACATGGCTAAAACCACCAGAGAAAAAACACAGATATGCCTTTTGGACTAGACATCCCAGACGTTGATAGTGTCAAAACTGACCTAGCATTTAACTATCCCGATGAAATTAGACAGATTCAGAAAGAAACTGGCTTGGAGAGTTTATGGGATGCTGTTAAAGGTGGCAGTGTTGCATCAGCAGCGTTTAAAGGCATTTTTACAAAGGAAGGTAGAGCTGATGCTGACATGGCATTTACTGACCTTTCTAATATTGGTGTCTTGAAGTCTTACATCGCAGAGGACGAGGAATACCTAGAGATGTTTGGGCAAAGGCAATATACTGATGAACAGTATGCGGAAGCCGAACAATTTTTTGAATACTATCCCAACAACTCAACGAATCGTTACCACGACACCCAAGAACAAGCAGGGCTACGTCACCAATATACTAATGTACTAAATGAGAAGTATGACCTTGAGAGTGTTAATGACTCGATTATAGGAAACAAGGCTCGCTTAGCAGAATCATTTGGCAGGCTACGTAACCTAGAGAAGAAGTATGATGTTTTAGAAGACGAACACGAAGAGCGTATCTTTGAGTTCGGAGACAGAATGGATGCCAATACTGCAATGAATTTTAGAGACAAGTACTATGATTTTCTAAACAGATTTGGCTTAATGAAAGATGGATAAGAAAGGAAAATAATGCCGTACTTTAGCAAAAGTTCGCAAAGAGAATTAGATTCGATACACCCTAAACTTCAACTTGTGGTAAATGAGTTGATTAAACACGTTGACTTCAAAGTATTTGAGGGACTGCGCTCTAAAGACCGACAAGCTCACTTAGTAGAAAGTGGAGCATCAAAAACAATGCACTCTAAACACTTAAAGGGATATGCAGTAGACCTGTATCTCCTACCGATTAATTGGAAGAACGAAGAACGATGGACATGGTTTATGGGCCTAGTACAAGGCATTGGCCTTGCGCTTGGTGTAGAGATAACCTGTGGTCGTGACTGGCGTAGGGAGTGGTTTGTTAAAGACAAGAATCATACAAAACGCTTCCGGAATGGCACATATGACTTTGTGCATTTTGAACTGTCTAAAACAGAAATCCAAAAGATTGAACAAGGAGAACAGAATGATTAGTCTTGAAAGAGCCTATTTCGTAAAGAGTATAGCTGATGAAAAAGGTGTTGAAGCAACATCAGAAGAATTAGGAGTCTCCATAGACTCCGTTGAACGTTATCTGCGTATCGCAGGGTCAGCTCAAGGTAATTGGGGAAAGAAAATGCCAAAGGTATTAATCCTTGACCTAGAAACGTCGTTAACGACATACCGAACATTTGATAGTAAACGCCCACAGTTCCTTCGCCACAATGAAGTAGTAACTGATTGGCATCTTCACACATGGGCAGCTAAGTGGTTATTTGATAGTGAAATGATTTCAGATGCACAGACCCACGATGAAGCAGTAGCTCATGATGATAAACGTATCACTGAGTCACTATACTGGCTTGTAGACCAAGCTGACTTTGTTATAGCTCATAATGCTCGTGGCTTTGATGTTAAGAGAATGAATACACGCTTCTTGAAGAACAAGACCAATGGCGGGAAACAGCCCTCGTTGTATCGTGTCATTGATACTCTGCTTATAGCTAAAAAGCACTTTGCATTTGCATCTAATGCTATGGATAACATATCAAGAGAACTTGGCCTAACACGCAAGCTCGATGCAGGCAGACCATTATGGGATAGATGTTATGAGGGAGACATGGACGCATTTGCTACTATGCTCAACTATAACGAATATGATGTACGCGTACTTGAAGAGGTATATGTCATGTTACGTGGATGGGAAAATCCACACCCCAACATGGCCTTGTATATGGATATTACTGGTAACGCCTGTACTGTATGCTGTGAAAAGGATACATTATTATGGAAAGGTTACTATTACACTAACGCTGCTAAGTATGATGCTTGCCAGTGTCAACATTGTGGAGCACATGGACGGAAGAGAACTTCGGCACTCACAAAAGTAGAAAAGAAGATGCTTCTCTCGCCAGTACCACGATAAGGAGATAAATTATGCCACGTGACTTGATAGAACTAAAGAAGTTTAACATAGGGACGATTACAAACGCCTCACTCACCGATGTCCCTTTGGAAGCAGCGACCAACTCGCTCAACGTAGACCCTTTAGCTGAGTTTGGACGGTTGCGTGGCATAGCTCAAGATTCATCAGAGGGACATTCTAGTATTGTCGTTGGTGAGTCAAATGTTGTAGACCAAGCAGTTGCTCCAAGTGATACAGTAGTCTTTATGACGAACTCTATTACTGGATGGCCTTCTTCTGGTACATTCTCAGTTAAAACTGAAGGAGTGTTTCGACTCTACACCTACTCAAGCAAGAGTGACATACTCAAGCGACTAAGCGGGGTTAACGTAGGTGCGAACTACATGGACGCAGGGGATACTGCCAAACTCAGAACTACCCATACTGCTAATTGGGTTAGACGATTAAATCTTGATAATGGTGATGCGTCTTTGATGTACTCATCAGCTATTAACCGATTTCTATTACACCCTAACATCTACAATGATGAGGGGGAGCCACGTATTCTTGGGGTATCTAATGAGGCAGCATGGACAAGCTCAAACTTCTCTAGTGTATTTGAGAATAGAGCATTACGCATTGCTATGGGGAACACAGAAGATACAGTGCCACGATGGGTTGGCAAGACAGACGTTAAACAATTCGGGGAATCATACGAGACAACTTTTATAGCAGACGCTAAATTAACATTCCCAGACAGCGTTCCCTATATCCATGATGCTGTGAAGATTGGTGCAACATTCATGTATGGGATAGCATTAAGCGGTAATGGGGTCTATAAGATGAACCTATCTACTGGAGACACTACGAATGAAGGGGTGAGTATCCTTGCGAATACTAGGGCTATTTGTCAGTACGATGCATCACACATCCTTGTGTTAGTGGAGGCTGATGGCTCATATTTCTTAAAGAAGATAGCTATTGCAGACCTAGAAACAATCGTTACCACATGGACTCTCCCAGATTACACTGGGCCTGATGGTATAGAGTATGCTGATATTATGTATACAGGAACAACTGTATGGGTGTCAGGGTATACAAGTGAAGAATTTACAGGCAGCACAACATATAAATGGCTACAAACCTTTGATACGGGAACCTATGCCTCTGGAGTGGTGGTTTTGACAGACAGGACTCCCAGACAAAGTGGCTCCACCTCTAATGGTGGATGGGTAAAGGCTAATACTTATTTTGATGCATACAGGGTACCGACAACGGGTACAGAGATGACATCAGCATCTAACCCTATCCAATATGTAACAAGGCTAGCATTATCAAAGGTTAAATCAGCCAGTACGAAGGTAGCTTTTATAGCAAGGCATCAAAACCAAAAGGTTAAGTTCGATGATTATGGTGCTGCTAGAGAACTATTTGAAAGCTATCAATACAATATAGATGGGACTAATTGGGAGTATCGCTCACAGATACTGTATATAGTAGGCACAACCTATACTCCGTCTAGCATTTGTCCTCAAGCTAAACTCAGAAACCCTGAGAGTTCATACTTTGACCCAGCTACTGTAACTAGTGGTCAGGAACTGCAAAATGATTTTGTAAAGGATGGTCTTAGCTCAATGCATGTAGCTACTGGGCCGGGACTCTTATACTATACTGATAACAAGGGTTCAGCGATGAACGCTCACCTAAGTTATGATTGTAGCTTAATTACTACTGGCGGTACAAACTATTCTCTTGGAACCTTAACAGAGGTAGCCCATGATAGTGCTGTCAAGATTCCCACATCTTCTACTACTAAGATTTATAGGATGCAAGCGTCAGGGCCTTACGGGGTAGCAGAGCATGATGATAGCACATTAACGACTACTTGGACAGATAAGATTTCTGGTAGCAATATTAGCATCGGTGTGGCAAATGCAGGTACAGGCTCAGACTTTGACGCTGCTAAGTATTACCACTATAAGTATTCAATTCTATATGAATATCAGCAGGAAACCCCTCTGACGACCTCATCAGTAGTACCAGCCCAATCTGTTGAGCACAAGGACATTAGTGTTGATATAGCAGATATATCCCTGTTGGATAAGCGCATTTCACATATTCTAGTGTATAGAGCATCAAGCGACAGCACATCAGTATCAGATACATATTACAGGCTTGTTAAGGCCGTGTCTCTGAATGATGGTAACTGGGTTACTAATGGTACTGGAAAAGATTTCGACTTCGTAGACACTCTTACAACTGGGGCTAGCTACGAGGCACGTAACGGCATATCAGAACTGATAACCGATACAAGCCTACACTACAAGCTTAACTGTGAGTTATTTAGCGAGCATATCGTTGCTGATGCATGGCACTCAGAACTAGGAGCAGTACCAACGTACCTATTCAAGTCTAAGCCATTCCAGTATGATGTGTTTGACTGGAGTACAGACTTTGTAAAACTCCCACACAAACCCAATGCTCTAGTAGCTTTTGGAAGTCGTGTGTACGCCATCAGTCGTGGACATATCATGAGAATTAATACTCAGAATATGGCTCTTGAAGATGTAGATACTGGATGCGGTACAGCAGGTCAACATACTGTTACTGTTACAGATAAAGGCTTTTATTTCATGGATAATAACGGAGTCTACTTTCACAATGGTAGAGAAGCCGTCAGAATCAATGATAATATCGCAATAGGGAATGATGGTAATGCTTACCCTTGGCAGTATTATAACATAGATGCTAATGACCGCATATTCTATCACCCACATAAAAAACAGGTGATATGTTTTGCTACTAATAACGTATGGGCTGGCACTCAAATGGGTCAGTCAATCCGTTGGGATAGATGGGAACAGCCTGCTTCTTGGGACTGCCTCTTCTATGGCAAGGATAGAGAGGTTCTATTTATGAACGGAGCTGTGGTAGGTGGCTATGCTCAAGGTTCTACTAAGCGTGACTTCGCATGGACAAGTGGGAATATCACAGCAGGGCAGGACTCTCAGGATAAGATATGGCAACGTATACGATTTACTGGTGATTCTATTACTCCATTTGATAATGATACAGTGACCATTTCTGTCGATGGAACTAGTGTAACCACAGATGATACAGAGGTTGGGCTACTCAAGCTTGACTCTGGTGGTGTACGCAAGGGCAAGGCTGTCACAATAGACATAGACATGGCGGGTGATGATACTGCTGCTGAATTAGACAGCATTGGAATCGTATTTAGAAGAAGGTATGTTAAATAATGGCTAGAGAAATTTCACAAGTTAAAGCTCCTGCTACTAGGGGTATTGAAGATAAAATCACTGAGCGTGCTATTCAGCATATAGTGGATGAAATCAATAGACTAATAGAGGCTGTTAACCTCAAACAAACAGTATTGGAACAAAAAGAATCAGACGGTTCTGAAGGTAATATACGTCTTGCATCTCGTGAAGGTGTATATTATATTCAAGGGAGAACTAAGGATGGATGGGCTGAAACGGCAGCTTTGACATTAGTTGAAAAGGAGTAACTAGGATGGTAGGTTTATTGATGGGTGTCGGGGCTGGAATATCTGCCCTTTCTGCGTATAATCAAGGTAAGCGACAACAAGGTGCATATAGCGGTATGAGTCGGAGGCTGCAAGAAGAGGCTGTCAAGATGGGTAACCTTGGGACTCAACAACAGCAACAGTTTGCAGGTCTTGCTGATGATGTGAGAGGCCAATTCGACCCACTTGCAGAGATGCAATTAAATTTCGCTGCTGACTCCACCTCTAATATGAGGGCAGTTGGGGGTATGAGCGCATCACAATATTTACAGAATCAGAAATCAGGTTCTAAGAGCGCAACAGCACAGGTTCAAGAAGGCTTGCCAGCATTACAGGCTCAACTAGAGCAGACTGCCATGCAATATGAAGGCATGGGACTCAATGCCAAGTCACAATATGATATGGCTGGTTCACAGATGCGTACCTCTAGTATAGAAGCACAGGCTGGAGCAGACTCTATCTCACCTTGGGGTAACATGTTTTCATCTCTTGGTGGCAGTGCTATGGACTTTGGTTTAGGCGCAATCGCTGCTAATCCAGACCTACTTGATGGTATGTTTGGTGGTGGCGGTGGTGGACAGACTACTGCTATGGCAAACTTTCTGAAAAAGGGTGGTGGTAAAGAATACAAACCTAATGGCGGTGGTGGCACAGCCTATGAACCCCCACCATTCACTTAGGAGACAATATGGCAGTCAATACAGGTATCATCGCACAAGTTACTCAACAGCAACAGCAAATATCTAGTGCCAGACCCTTACAACATCTAGTCCAGATAGCCTCACAAGCTAGAGCACGTAAAGATAATCTACAAGCCAAGAAAGAAGCTCAAGAAGCACGTTCTGAGGATAAGAGAGAAGCGCGTCTATACCGTGAAGAGGTTAGAATTGATGCTGCTAAGATAAGAGCAAAAGAGCGCGAACTGAATAGAGAAGATAGGAAGACTCAGCTAGTAATGAGTGAGTTACTTGGTGAGCGTACTCGATTAGAGACATCTCGTATTAATGCTCTTGAAGAGCTGAAGGCATTTAGTCTATCTGAGAATGATATTAATATGACTAATGCCTACCCTGACCTCGTTGACATGACAAAACAATTATTTGACCGTGACATCGAAGCATATAATGTCGAACTATTAAACCCACTAAGAAAATATCAAGCTGAGCTAGTTAGTAAATTAGGCAAGCTCAAGGCTGCAAAAGCTGCAACAGAAGCAGGAGCCTTTGATGCATATGGTGGAGAAAACAATATACTACAAAGAGTAGAGTTTGAAGAAGCCATGCAGATGTTGCGTGATTCAGGGACTAAAGAATGGTTAATGGCTGGTTATGAAGCTGGATATAAGACACCTACCGCAGCAAGTATTAGAACTGCAACCAATGCAGCAACTAAGCCTTACAAGATAGGAGCTCAGTCAGCTTATGGTGATATGTTGCTTGCAGTTGAAGCTGCTGGTGGGTTAGATGACCTAGTGACTGATGAGGTGATGGCGAAGGGCATGCCGGGATATACTGGCCTGCAACCATCTGTACAAAAGCAATACAAAAAAGAACTAGAACATCAACTACTCAAGTTAAAAAATATTAGTACTGCTGAAGATTTTATTGAAGGTGCTAATATGTTAACAGGGCAACTTGTTGATAAGGGTATCAGAGTCAGTATCCTCGATATTATATCACAAAGTGATGCTGCTGAAGTTAGTTATAACAGCATGGTAAACAATGTAGGCGAGATTAGGACTCTTGAAACTGAAGCTAGAGAAGGTTCATTGGCTGCAAGAAGTCTAAACGCGCTGAAAAGTTTTAGTAAGACACAAGCTGAAATATCTGCTACTGATACAACTGGGTTACAAAACCTTTATGAAGCCTATGCAAGCAGGGGTTTATACTCTGAAGAAGCATTACAAGCCATGCAGAAATCCAATGATGTTAAGATGGCATACGCACCAACAGTTTTTGACGGTTCGTTGACAGCTCCAGTTGATACACTTACTGGTGGCGATTCGATGACTCTTGAAGAAGCTAGAGGTCTCGATATGGATGAATACCTACCATACATATTCGCACAGGAATCAAGGTTTGATAATAAGGCTGTTAATAAAGGTTGGACAGATAAAGATGGTGTATGGCATGACAACGCATTTAAGTCAGTAGATATTGGACTTGCTCAGATTAACTCACAGCATTATGACAGAGGACTGTTACCAGCAATCATAGCACATAGAGGTGAGGCTGGAGGTCAACAGGCATTAGAAGCTATGAATAAATTCCATGCTGCTGTATTTGAATCTTATGGAGTGTCTCCAGACGATACTGAAGGCATGCAGAGACTCTTAGAGCATCCAGAAGTCAGTGAAAAAGCAGCAAGATATCTAATGAAGGATGCTGTTAGAAGAGGTAAGCATCCATTATTTGATTGGGGGGCAGACGACACCTCTAAGATAGGTACAGCAAGACGTATATTTGACGACCTAATGAATGGTGTTTCGTATGATGTACCAGAAAATATTATAGAGATGTATGAAGGTGGTATACCTGCATATAATTCTGGCGATTCAACTGCGGTGAATGAGCCATTACTACCAGACCTAGACCCTAATGAAGAGGCTCAGTTGCAGACTAACGACACTTATAATACAGTTCCAGACTGGATGCCTTCCACTTGGGGTGACGGGAATCGTGTCTCTCCAATAAACTTTAATCAACAAATGGAATCTGAACCATCAAAATTGATAGGTTATGACCCAGACTATGAATATGCTCCTCTTATTGAGGGAAATACTAGTAACGAGATAATGGCTAGATCGTTTCAAAAGTCTGGTCAAGAGATAATGAAAGCAATACAAACTTTACGGGCATTAGACCCAGAATCCGAGCCCAAGAAAACGCCATTTTTATCACGATAACCCTAAAGCCACTTGACTGAGTGGTGTGCGCGTAGCACAAGGAGTCAACATGCCCAAGACACCAGAACAAATCTTTGCACAACTACAAGCTGATATGAAAGAATTTGAAGCTACCCCACGCCAACGAAGCACTAAGAACAATACAGGGATTATCTCATTTCTAGATACTGAAGATATCACCACGCAAACTCAAGCACCCGCACAACCAGAAATGGTTTCAACACCCTACTCTAATGATACAGGATTCAATGACAATGCTTTATATGACTTCATTGGTAATCTTGCTTGGGGAGCTGCTGAAGGCTTATCAATGGGAACTTTAAGTGTAGCTGATATGACAGGTGATTCTGGGTCTTTTGCGAGAAGCATGGGCTCAGACCCTTGGGGAGAAGAGTCATGGGCTGGCAAGGTTGGCTATTCAATCGGTTCAGGTGCTTCAATGTTAGTTGGGCTAGGACTATTCGGTAAGGGCTTTCAGGGAACAGCAAAAGGACTGCAAATTGGCTCTAAGGCTATGACAAAGACTGCTACTGGAGAAATTATCGAGAATGTTGCAAAGCATTTTGGACAGGCTGATGATATTACAAATGCTGTCAGCAAGTTTGTGAACGATGACTTCATTAAATCTGGCTGGAAAAGTATTGATGCAGCTAAAAAGGCTGCCAAAGCGGAGACATCTGTCTTTACTCCTGCTCGTAGAGCTGCAAAGGTTAGCCCTTATGGTAATAAAGCAGGTCAGGAAGCAGTAGAACATCATTTTAGAAAAAGAATTACAGACGAACTTGGTGATTTAGCGGGAGATAACGTCGAAGACATCCTAAAAGAAACCATGAAAGCTGTTACTACCAACCAATTAGGCAACCTTTCAAAGACACTAGCTGTTAAAATGGGCAACGGTAAAGCAGCGCAGGTTGCGGGAGCAGCACTATACGAAGCTACACTCCTAGGTATGTATGACACAATAGGTGGGGAAGTACGAAACCTTACAGCAGATTATCTCGACCTAGGTGAAGAAGATTATGAATTTAAAGATTGGTATTCTAATGCATTGCATGGAGTAGTTGTCGGTGGGCTTTTAGGCCCAGCAAGGTTCTTACCCGGAGGCAAGGCAGTACAGTTTGGCAAGTCAGGTATGGTCGCAGATGGGAAAGCTATTCTATCAGCACTATATTACAGAATGAAACCTGCTGCATCTCTGAACCCTAAGAATATGCAAACAGCATTAAGGACAATGTTTTCTAGTGGTAGCAAGATTGATGCGTCAGTTATGGCTACCTTGAGGTCTTCAGCTCCAGAGTTGACTGATGACATGCTAACAAATGCTTGGGTTACAATGAGTAAGGCAGACCAAGCCATAGCAACCAAGGCATTTAGGCAGATATGGAAGGGTATGCGTGCTGAGTTACCAAAGCTAGTACCAGTAATGATGAAAGAGATTGCTGAAGATGGTATGAAGTCTTTTACTAGGGCAATGGTTGGGGCTACCATTATGAATGGCTCTGGATACTATGAAGCTTACAAGCAGGGTATACTTGGCACTGAGGACTATCCTATTGATAAACTCATCTATGACCAATGGATAGGGATGCTCTGGGCTAAGAGAGGGCATAGATTCGCAGGTAAAGACCCAATGCCTCAATGGTATGCTGCAACAAAGACTAGAGCTAACTCTCAGGAATTTGTTCACACCATGAAAACATTAGAGATGATGGGTGTCAAGGCTTCTAGTTGGGATAATGTTGCTTTAGCAT